CGGTCCCAGTGGTGCGACAGGCCCCAGTGGTCCCAGTGGTGCGACAGGCCCCAGTGGTCCTTCAGGTCCAGAGGGTGCGACAGGCCCCAGTGGTCCTTCAGGTCCCAGTGGTCCTTCAGGTCCAACTGGCCCCAGCGGTCCCAGTGGTGCGACAGGCCCTAGTGGTCCTTCAGGTCCAGATGGTGCGACAGGTCCTAGTGGTCCTTCAGGTCCAGAGGGTGCGACAGGCCCAACTGGCCCCAGTGGTCCAGAGGGTGCGACAGGCCCAACTGGCCCCAGCGGTCCCAGTGGTGCGACAGGCCCTAGTGGTCCTTCAGGTCCAGATGGTGCGACAGGCCCAACTGGCCCTAGCGGCCCAACTGGCCCTAGCGGTCCTAGTGGTCCTAGTGGTCCTAGTGGTCCTGATGGTGGATTCGTCACGCAGACCAGCGGTGAGGCTAACGGCATCATAATCGGAACCCCCGTCTACTCTTCGGCTGCCGATACCGTCAAGAAGGGTAAGGCTGACGCCGAGGGGACGGTTGAACTGATCGGTCTAGCTCAAGCCACAATCGTGACTACTGGAACTGGCTATATCCAGACATCGGGCGTTATGACGGCTACCACCGCTCAGTGGGACGCTGTTGCTGGAACTTCTGGAGGATTAGCGTACGGTGTCGTGTACTATCTTGATCCAGCGACGGTTGGAAAAATCACAGCGACGGCACCAACGACAGTTGGCCAGTACGTCGTGCGCGTTGGATTGGCAATCAGTACGACAAAATTACTCATTGGAATAGCTCCACCCATATTGCTTTAGGATTATTATGGCTATCAAGAAACCACTCGTACTGACTAATGGAAAAGTTCGGCAGATACAGACTCCAGATACGATATATGATCCAGCTTGGGTCGATATTAACCGTTGCGGTTTTCTTGATATTGCCAGATTGAATACGACCATAGCGTTCGATGGAACCGATCTATTTACGCTCGGGACGGTTGCGGCTACATGGGAGTATTACCGCGCTGGCGTAAGATACACGATTACAGGTTCCAAGACGAAAACAGTTGCTGCACCGATGGTCGATGGAAAGTTGTATTATATCTACATCGACTCAACTGATGGCGAACTACTGTCTTCAACGTCAGCGTGGGATCTCATTGACGAGAAGATCCCAGTTGCTACTCTCTATTGGGATTCGACGCAGACGCCGAAGTATTTCCTAGCAGACGAGAGGCATACTTGTCTTATCGACAGACGAAATCACCACACAGAACACTTCACGACTGGTACGGTGATGAAGACGGTGGGCGCGTTGACTGGCATGACTGTCGGGTCTGACGTTAATGCGAACAAGACATTCAAGATTGCTGACTCAACATTGATTGATGAAGACTTGATCGAAGCAATAGCTGAACTCGCACAGCCAAATGGAACCGATGCAAACTATCTTTGTTTGTATCGTACTGCTGCATCCACATGGAAGTGGAAGATGTCGAATATGCCCTTCGTGTACAACGTAGGCAATACGAACAACTGGATTCAGTACGACAACGCTGGAACTATGACGGATCTTACTGGTGGATCTGGTGGAAACAAGAGATTCGTAAATACATTCTTGTGCTTTTCCAATATCGGTGGAGTTGCGAGGCACTTTATCATTCCAGGAAGGAATGTGTACACGACACTTAACGACGCGCAGACAAGTATGCCGGATCTGTACACGTTCAACGGATTCATTTGTTCTGAATTCAATATCGCATATCGTCTTACGTGGTCAACCGAGACTGCAACATCTCAAGGACAATGTACCCTCGCTGCAACGCCAACCAGGATTAACGTTCCCGCTATTTTCACTTCTGCTTCAGCAATTTCTATTCTTCATAATTCATTGAGTGGACTTCAGGGCGGTGACGGACTTAATCAATTCTACCATTTGAACTCTGCTGACCATACGGCGCTCACTGGCGGCGGTAGTGTTAAGGGTCTGACGGCAGATAGAGTCACGCTAGGGGCGACGGCTACTACGTTGAAGGATTCAGCTAATCTAACATTCGATGGAACTAATGCTCTTAGTATAGGCGGTCTACCTGCGCTTCGCGTAGTAGCAGCAAGCAGCATATTCTATATCGCAACAACCGGAAGTGACACTACCGGCGACGGCTCGTCGGGTACTCCGTGGTTGACTCTCGGTAAAGCACTGAGTTATCTAGCAGATAAGTGGCTAGCGGGCACAGTCACTATTCAATTTGGGGATGGAACGCATACGCAGGCCGCAGTGACTGTCAATCATCCACAAGGGGTGCTATTAACGATTAAAGGAACGAATACCTACGCTAAGACAATGAGTAGCGTTCAGAGTAGTTCAGGTGGGTCGGCAGCTTGGTCTGTTATTATAAACCTGAATAACGTGACAAACATTGCCGCTAATGACTACGTTTTGATCTCCGCCGCCTCCGGTGGAACTCTTCCGACTTACATTTGTGGCTGCCATAAAGTCACAAATGTTGACTCTGGAAATAGCAGAATAACGATAACGAGCAAGCATCTGAACGCAACACCACCGAGTGGTGCAGTTGCGGCTACCGTCATAGTAGTTAAGACCATACTTAATATAAATGGAAATGCTGGAATCACTGTCACATCTAAACTCGGTAGTATAGCTTCATTGGTGATAGCCGGTGGTGGAGGAGGGTGGGCAAGCACTTCGTCGTATTGCTTAGTGTCTAGTGGGTCAATCAGCCTTGGATTGTATCTAGGACTAGCAGGCGCAGCGTATGCATTATTGACATTCGATGGGAATTTTCTCGGATTTTCAGTAGTTTACATGTCAGATTTCGCAATTGGCGCACAATCAAGCTATGGAAATACCATCATATGCCAGTACGCTATTGCGACTGGCTGTACGCACGCTGGTTTTTCAGCATGGGGTGGTACAGTAGACGCCTATGGAGCGATTGCAACTGGAAACGGGAATGGATTCTATGCTGTTGACAATGGAACCATGAGGGCTGGAGCGGCTACTTCAACCGGAAATACCACAGCGTATTCCCCCCTAGTCAATACCGAAGGAAACAATTACGCAGTTATCGCACAATAATGAAACTAATAATCAAAAACGGATATGTTGTTGCTACTCACGCTGACGAGCAAAGAATCACGCAGAAAATGTATCCAGATTGTGAGATAGTTTCATACAATGGATCATTCAAGATGGGAATGGATCGGCAACTTGATCCACGTACTGAAGAAGAGAAGAAACTTGCATACAGAGACAAGCGAAGCCTGGAATATCCTTCTGTACAGGATCAATTGGATATGATGTACCGGGACGCCGCCAATAAAACTACCAGTTGGGTTGACTCGATTACTATGATTAAAAACAAGTATCCGAAGATTTAAGGGAGAGAAAATGAAGAATGTAAGTCCGTGGGTGTCTGCTACTGTACTGGCTGTTATATTAGCTTTTAGTGGCTTTACTGTTTATGAAAAATTTGTATCGCACCGTGCAAATCCGAGTGCCTACGACAATCTAACCCCCGGTCCTGTTGTGAATGCAAAGGCCGAGGTTGTAATCGAAGGTCCGACCGAAATTAAGATTGGACAATTGGCTAGATTCGACGTCACTAAGTCAGCCGGTAAGACCTTTAAGTGGAAGGTATTACCACCAACAACAAACTTTGAAGTATATGACGACGGCCGCCGAGCAGTGTTCTCCTCAACTACAGCGGGTGATTTTACATTCATTGTGGCCTGTGCCAATGATAATGACGTAGATGTCAAGACACATATTGTTAAGGTCGGCGACGGTGGCGAAACTCCCACCCCCGGCCCAGTAAATCCTGCTACCGGTATTGCAGGTAAGGTGGTCGAACTCAGTAAGCTGGTTAATTCTCCAAATAAAAAAGCTGAATCAGCAAAACTTGCTGCCAGTTTCACTGGGATTGCCAAGCAAATTACAGACGGTCAACTAACCACGGCCGAGCAGATAATTGAAGCACAGGCAACTGCAAATCGAGCGGCACTTGGAAATAGTCTAACAACCTGGGTCCCATTCTTAACTTCGCTACAGAAGGAAATGAAGACACAGGCTGAAGCTGGCTTACTTGTAACCGCAGAACAGCATTCTGCCCTTTGGGTACAAATTGCAACTGGATTGACTATCGTAGCAAAGTGAGACTAGCATGGACCGAAGAGAGTTTATAAAACTGTCTACATTAGCTGGTCTAGGGTTATTCGTTGGAAAAACCCTAGGCATGGAACCTAGTTCTTCGGGTTTTATGCAACTGGCGTCCGAGGATCAAACCATCTATGGTGGCTGGATTCGCAGCGAAGCTGGCCGACGTATGTTCATAAAGAATAGTCCGCGTCCATTTATGAATCAACTGGATGCCGAAATCCGTGGTACAGGCGCTGGAAAGCAGGCTTTACTTTGGCCATTCCTTGAGAAGGTAACGGGCAAGCCACTACAGCCACATAATCAGGCTATCGGTGATTGCGTTTCACATGCCTACGGTTTAGGAGTGGATATTTTAACAGCCACTCAGATTGTAAAGAGAGGTTCGCCACAACGCTGGGTCGCTGAAGCAGCAACCGAAGTCATCTATGGTGGATCTAGGATTGAAATTGGTAAAGCACTGTATAATCGATCCTTGCGTGGAGACGGTGCTGAGGGTTACTGGGCCGCAGAATTTATCAAAAAATATGGCGTTCTACTTCGCCAAAAATATCTGGGACATGACTTTACTCACTATAGTGGAGGTGTCGCTCGCTCACTAGGATACAATGGTGTTCCAGTAGAACTGGAATCATTATGTCGCATGCATCCAGTTGGCTGGTGTGCCTTAGTGAATTCGTGGGAAGAGGCGAGAGATTGTATTTATAATGGTTATCCTGTTATACTTTGTAGTACACAAGGATTTAGTACCAAACGGGGACGCGATAAGAATGGGTATCTCGCACCTAGTTTAGTACAATGGAACCATGCAATGTTACTGACAGGTATTGATGAAGCTTGCGACCGACCCGGTGGATGCATCCAAAATTCATGGGGTGATTTCATACAGGGTGGAACAAAACTCAATCAACCTGCCGGTAGTTTTTGGGCGGATGCCAGTGTCATAGATAGAATTTGTAAAGCTGGGGACAGCATCGCAATTAGTTCATACGCCGGTTATCCAAAAAGTGACTATAGTATATGGTAATACTTTGGAGACGATTAGTTGTTTGGCTTAGATCACTGTTGCTAGCTTTATTCCTAAAAAAGCCAATCCAGTGGTCAACTAAAATTGGTGAGCTATCCAGTATTATTGTTGACACACTAAAGAAGACCGAAGTAAAACCAATAATCGAGCCGACCAAACCATCTACTCCCGACTATGATCTAGTACCAAGACGACCTATCCGAGATTTTTTTCGCCGAATATTCAAATGAAAGTATTTTATTTCACAGCGTCATGGTGCTCTGCATGCAAAAGAATGCGGCCAGTAATCGAAAAATTAATAGACGAGGGATTTAAAATACAAATTGTTGACGCTGACAAGAATAAACTAGCATCCGAGTATAACATTACCGCACTACCTACCATCGTGGTAGTGCAAGACTCAAAAGAAGTCAAACGCTTTGTTGGCCTGACTTCAATAGACGATTTGAGATCCCAATTAAAGAAAGATTCCGATTACAGGATTTGGTGAAGTATGCCATTTAGAGCAATTTATATCCGACGATTGAATGAGAGTTACAAAGCTGGGACGCTATCAAAGAAGGATTATGACATCCTACTCAATGCGTATACGCACCCACGAAGACACAACGATCTAGGTGAAAAAATCAATCTTATGTCGGAAGTTGAGGCCCACGCCCGAAAACGAGGATGGCCTGAAATTTGGAAATGGATAAAAGAAAATTGGATGACTATTCTGAAATTAATTTTAAGTCTGCTGCCACTATTTTTGATGGTAGACGAAAACCAATTTTAACGAGCCGAGCAGGTGGTCGCCCATGATAAATCAATGCGAATCTGTGAATTAATCGGCTCTTAAACTAATGAATGACCTATCAAACACATTTAAAGAAGCACTAGCAACTGGCCTCAAAAGTCGGACACTAACTTCGTGTTCAAGATGGTCCGTTTATCGACGTGTAATGGGGGAACCATTCCCTGGGCCGTACTCCTATAAGTATCATCCTTGGGCCCGAGAGATTAGTGACTCCGTAGCTCCCTTTAATTCGACGATGAAGGGTGCTCAATTGGGAATCACAGAGGTGGCGATTAATAGAGCCTTCTATACAATCGACGTGCTTAAACGCGACGTACTGTATGTTTTACCGACGGCGATCAATGCGGCGGATTTTTCCAAATCGAGATTCAAATCGGCCCTATTAAATAGCCCATATCTGAAGTCAATCTTCACGGATACAAACACAATAAGTTTAAAGCAGGCCGGTGGGGTAAATCTTTATATACGTGGTAGTCGAGGCGATAGTAATTTGAAGTCTATACCAGTATCGACTTTGATTCTAGACGAACTCGATGAAATGGATCAGGATCAAATTTGGCTGGCTCTTGAGCGGCTAAGTGGTCAACGAGAGAAGAATGTTTGGGCACTCTCCACCCCAAAGATACCAAATAAAGGAATTCATAAGCTGTACCAACAGGGTACACAAGAGCACTACATATTTAAGTGCCCCAGATGCGGACGACAGACCGAATTTATCTGGCCTGATTGCGTGGAAATTATTGGCGAATCGGTGACTGATCCACGCTGCCTGGAATCCTATCTAAAATGTAAAGAGTGCAATGGCCGGATAGAACAACAAGAAAAACCTGAATTTCTAGCCAATAGTATTTGGGTTCCAATGTCAAACGATTGCAATAAAGCACATCGCAGTTTTCATTTAAATCAGTTGTACTCATATACTGTAACGGCGGGTGAATTAGTTGTAAAACATTTTCAGGGCCTTGGTGACGAGGCGGCGGCTACCGAGTTCTTTAATTCAAAACTCGGACTTCCATATATCGGTGACGGTGCGAAAATTACGGATGAATTAATCGACTCCTGCAAGAGGGGGCATCTCAAGGGAGACGCCCAGCCTACCACCAGTGGAAGATTAATAACAATGGGAATCGACGTTGGGAAGACCTGTCATATTGTTATTATGGAGTGGTTTATCGAGTCAATGGGTAGAGACATTAACGTCGCCGCAACTGGTAAACTATTATGGGAAGGAACTTTACTATCGTCAGAGTTTGAGCGATTTGACCACCTGATGCGTGAATGGCAGGTTCTTGCGTGTGTTATTGACGCCGCTCCGTATACTACAGATGCCCGACGATTTGCACGGCGATTTCCCGGCTATGTTACTCTCTGTAATTATCGAGCAGGTAGAACAGGTAAAGAGATAACAATCGCTGAGGATGAATTGGGTACACCAACAGCTACGGTTGACCGTACAAGTTGGATGGACGCATCATTAGGTCGCTTCCACGACAAACGGATACTGTTACCACAAGATATTAGTGTTATGTTTCGCGACCATATTAAATCCCCTGTAAGAGTCTATGAAAAAGATTCTAATAATAATTACGTCGCGAGCTACACAGATACCGGGGCGGACCACTTTGCACACGCCTTGAATTACGCAGAGATTGCATTGCCATTAGCGTGCAGTTATGTGAACAATCAGCCGGTTAAGGCATTCCTATAAAAGGTGAATAAGTAATGGCATACCCCGCTAGGTCAGTTGTTGATTATCGACATCCATCATATTACCGTGATATGAATTTTTGGGACATGTGGCGGTCTACGTATAATGGCGGAGATGACTTCACCTATGCATATTTACAGAAATTCAGCACTAGAGAGAGTAACACTGATTTTAATGCCCGTAGAGCATTAACACCCTGTGCAGCCTTCGCTAAAGCGGCTGTCAATGATATCCGTAATTCAATTTTTCAACGCATGCGGGATGTTCTTCGTAAAGATGGTAGCGAGTCATATCAAAAAGCTTCAGAAGGTTTAGAGGGGGGTGTTGATCTCCGAGGATCCAACATGACCGCCTTTATGGGCTATACGGCTTTGACCGAATTACTTGTAATGGGTAGAGTGGGTGTTTACATTGATATGCCCACCATCCAAGCAACAACACTAGCTGATACCAGAGGTGCCCGACCATATCTATACATGTATCCAGTCGAGGATATTTTATCGTGGACCACGAGCCGTCCAGATCAAGCATCTGAATTTCAAGCCGTTTTATTACGAGATCGTGTTGTTGACTTTGGGGATTTACGAGACTACAGTTCACAGTTGCCCGTTGAACTCCCGTGTGGTAGTTATGAGCGGTATAGATTTGTCTTTTTATGCCCAATTGATGGCAAGGTAAAAGTACAGTTTTTCAATGAGCAGGGAAAACCCATTACACCAGATGGTATTGAAATGGGTGCAGTTGATCCAATTAAATTAGATCTGGATCGTATCCCATTCACAATGCTCGACATCGGTGATAGCGCATTAAAAGACGTGTGCAAGCATCAAATCGCACTCCTGAATTTAGGTTCTAGCGATGTTGCGTATGCCTTGAAAGCTAATCTTCCTTTCTACACAGAACAAAGAGATCTACGAGCCGTTGGTGACCATTTAAAGCACGCAACGAGTTCTGACGGTACTGCGTCTTCTGGTGGACAACCAGGATCAGATAACGAACGTCAGATGGGTACTTCGCAGGGAATTTATTATGATCTTCGAGCGGATCGGCCTAATTTTATTAATCCGTCGCCAGAACCACTCGAAGTCTCAATCAAGTTACAAGAAAAATTAGAAGATGATATCCGTAAACTAGTGAACTTAGCAGTGGCCAATAAAGTTGGAAAAGCCATTTCTGCTGAGTCCAAGGATATGGATAATCAAGGGCTAGAGGCTGGACTCTCCTTTATCGGGATGATTCTCGAAAATGGTGAGAGACGCATCGCTGACCATTGGAGTGCGTATGAAGAACGCAACCCACTTCGCCGCAAAATACCGGTTATTAAATATCCAGATCGTTATAGTCTTAAATCTGATCTCACAAGGTTAGATGAGGCCAAGAAATTAAACGATCTTATTTATTCGGTCCCCGGTCCAAAGGTGAAGCGAGAATTGTCTAAATGTATTGTAGCTTCACTTTTGGCCGGGAAAGTTTCAGTGGAGACCATGAATGAAATCATTCAGGAAATTGATACCGTACCCTACACAACAAGTGATCCAGATGTAATCTTGAGAGCCAAGGAGCAGGGTACTTGTAGTAATGAAACGGCATGTCTTGCCTTGGGATTTAATAGGAATGAAGCTAAGAAGGCTGAAGTTGACCAGATTGAGCGACTAACCCGTATAGCAATTTCACAGAGTAAGGGCGGCGGGGCTGCCGAAGCAAATCCCGCAGCTAGGGGTCTCCCAGATCTAGCAGTTGATCCGGACGAAGCTAAGGACGAAAAGATCGGGAAACCAAAACGCGGACCCGGCAAGGAGAATGACGATAATGGCTAGTATGTATGGATCTTTAGTTAAAGCAAACGCCTACTTTCTCACCCGCTTACATACGGACGCTTGGGATAATGAGTCTACTGTAAATCAAACAAAGGCCATGTATACGGCCACTAGGATTATTGATCGACTCAATTACAAGGGCTATAAGAATTCAGTTTATCTAGTTCTAGAAGCTGCCGAGGAATATGACGACGTTACGCAGGCAGAGCGTAGAGCCGCCGAAATCACACAGGCATTAGAATTCCCACGTGACGCCGATACAGTAACACCAGAGGATATTGAAACCGCGTGTTTTGAGATCGCCCTAGCATTACTCGATGGCGTTGATCCGGATATTGAATTAGAGAATTTGGGTACTACTGGTCAGAATTATGGTGGAGTAAAAACCACGTATAATAGAGACCAGCAACCTATTGAACACTTACTACATGGTGTGCCGAGTGCTATGGCTTGGAGAATCTTAAAGCCATTTCTACGCGACGGACGTGCAGTTACTACTGTGAGAGTAAATTAACAACCTGGGCCTCACAGCCGGGGATACTGACCATCAAGACCTGCGGATGGCCTGTACGAAAATGCAGGGGATTTTAGGAGAATAGAATGAAGTATTTACTACAAGTTTCAGTTGTTATGTGTGACGGCGACGACGCCGCTATTGTTGCTGCTGCTGACGCTGCTGCTGCTGCGGCTGCTGCTGCTGACGCTGAGGCGGCTCTAAAGGCCAAGAAGACAGAAGCTTTCACACAGGATCAGGTCAACGCCATTGTTGCGGCAGATCGTCGAAAATTGACTGATAAGTATCAGCAACTGGAAACTGCCTATAAGGACGCACTGGAAAATCAGAATCTTACAAAAGAAGCTCGGGCACAGCTTGAGTTGAAGTTGGAAGACGTCCAAAAGACATACCTGACAAAAGAAGAGACATTGCTTAACGAAAAGAAAAAGATCGAAGAGACTCTCTCCAAGGAAGCTAATTCATGGAAAGAGCAGGCCGTTCGCTGGGAAAATCAATTCAAGCAAACCTTGGTTGACCGAACTCTCCAAGACGCAGCCGTTCAATACGATGCTTATAATCCTTCGCAGATGATTTCACTGCTACGCCCGATGACAAAGGTCACTGAAAAGACTGACGATCAGGGTAGGGGTACTGGAGCCTACGAAGTAATCGTTGACTTGGACGACATCAACGGTGAAACAGGTGCTCATCAAGTTACACGCCGAGCCCCGACAGACGCTGTTAAGCGTATGAAGGAACTACAAGATGTGTATGGTAACCTATTTAAGACCAACGTCGTCTCCGGTATCGGTGGCGGAACTGCCCCGAATACAAATGCCCCCGGCAAAATTGATCCCTCAAAGATCTCTACGGCCGAATACATGCGGCTCCGTAAAGAGAAACCAGAAGTTCTGGGTCTCAATAGGAAGCCACGTTAATCATATTACCGGTTTAAACCGGGTTAGTTTAGTTGCAAGGATACTGACCAACCAGTGTGCAACAAAATGTTGGGAGTTTGAGACCGAATTACCCAATTATCGGAAATAAAATTGGGGTCTAAAGTTTTGTAAACAAGTCTAACAAGGAGTTTTAGTAATGGATAAGTATCTATTGCAAGCGTTCGTAATGTGTTTCGAGAACGACAATGACGCGTTCGTTCCAGAGGTTTGGGCTCGTGAAGGTCTGGCCATTCTCGAAGAGAATATGGTCATGGCGGCTCTCGTCCACCGAGATTTCTCGATGGAAGTCGCTAATTTCGGTGACGTGGTTAATACCCGCCGACCCGGTGGATTCAGCACTCGCCGAAAGGTTGACGCTGATAGCATCGATCTACAAGACGCATCCGCGACCAACGTCTCGGTGCCATTGGATCAGCATATCTACGTCAGTTTCACAATCAAGGACGGTGAAGCCAGCAAGTCCTTCCAGGATCTGCAACAGGCTTATATTCAACCAGCCATGCAGACCGTCGCTCGGACCATTGATCGCGTTCTCTGCGGTCAGTTCCATCGCTATCTAACCAACTCGGTTGGTAAGCTAGGTGGACTATCCAGCACAACCGGTAAGACCTATCTGCTTGAGGCTCGTGAGAAGCTCAACAAGAATCTAGCGTACCCACAAGGTCGCCGATGCGTGTTGGCGCCTTCGGCTGAAACAGCCATGTTGAACACTGATATGTTCCTCAAGGCCAATGAGCGTGGTGACGGTGGACTCGCTTTGCAAGAAGCAGCCCTCGGTCGCGTTCTCGGTTTTGATACCTACATGGATCAGAATCAGCCAGGTATTTCCGCTGACGCTGACGTCATTTCTGGTACGGCCAACGGTGCTGTTCTAGCTGGTGTTGCCACCGTGGTTGCCGCCGCAGCTTTGACCAATGCCGTTAATGGTGATTATGTCACCATCGCCGGTGACGCTCAACCCCGCTACATCAAGACGACTGCCGATACCATCACATTGGTGTTGGACGCCGCTCTAAAGTATGGCGTAGCGAATGCCGACGCGATTACAGTGTACAAGCACTGTGACGCTGACGGTGCTCATGCGGCTGGTTATTCAAAGGGTATCACTCTTGACGGTTACACCGCCACGAAGGTCCCACAAGTTGGTCAGTTGCTCGCCTTTGGTGAGACTGCTTCAACTCGTCATGTTTACACTATCGTTGAGGCTTACGCGAATCCCTCGAATGCCAGCCAGACGATTGTGTGGCTTGATCGTCCACTTGCTAAGGCAATCGTGGACAACGAGAATGCGTTCCCAGGTCCTTACGGGTCCTTCAACTTCGCATTCCACCGGGACGCTCTAGCCCTTGTGACACGGCCCTTGGCCTTGCCACGTGCTGGTGGTGTTCAGTCCGGCGTTGCTAATTACAACGACGTGGCTATGCGGGTGACCATGCAGTACGACATCACCACACAGGGTACCATCGTCACGATGGATCTCTTGGCTGGTGTTGCTCTGTTGGACGCCAACCTCGGTTGTGTTCTTCTCGGCTAAGGTCGAATGTTAATTCCCTGGGGATCGTAGGATCCCCAGGGGTGCTTTTGATCGCGAAAGGATGCAAATATGGGACTAGAACTATTTAAAGTTATAGAATCATTTGGTCCGGCCATTGGTCTTATAATTTTCTTCATTTGGCGAGACTGGAAACGAGAGGGCCAACTCTCTTTAAGAGTCGAGACTTTGGAGAAATACCAACGCGAAACACTTGAGAAACTGGTGGATAGAGCTACTACAGCCCTGGCACAAAGTTCCGAGTGCATTAAATGGATTGGCAGGGTTCTTGAACATCTAGTGCGAGTTTGTCCGAGAATTGTCGGGCAGGATTGTGATAAACCAGAAGGTCTACGATGAGTAATGTCACCAACTATAATTTGAATAGACGCATACGACAAGCTTTGTACGTATTGAAGCGTGCTTTTGGTAGCACCGTTACACTCTACAAACTAGTGGATGCTGCGACAAATTATACTACAGGTGCCAAAACATCCACTTCAGTATCAACCAGTATCCCACGATGTATTGTACTACCAGTAAGATTACAGCGTGAAGTTATACAAGCCGTATCGCAAATTTCTGCAAATAAGACGTTTGCATACGGTGGTTCTTTTGAAAGTGGGACAAGGGAGTTTGTTATTGACGCCAGGGATCTAGCCTCTGGATACGTTATTGAACAAGACTCCTGGATCGTTTATGACGATAAACGGTATGACATAAAGAATATTGAACAATTGGAACAACATACTGGTTGGCATATTACAGGCAAGATGATTATAGGACCAGCGATAGCTAAGTCCGCCTCTGCCACAACAGTATTGAATTTCACAGAAAGTCTTGACAATGCTTAATGAAAACTGGTCAAGATGGGTAATGGCTTCAGTCACTAAGTACTTTAGTGACGAGTGTATTGCAATGCCGCTGCCATTACTGGTAGACGGTATTGACGAGCGTGAGTCTTCGATGCTTCAGTGCGATCATGCAGAGTTAAGAATAACCGGTCCATATATGACCGAACTTAGCAAGGATTATTGGAGATTGCTGGTTGACGTGAACGTCCTTGTGACTGAACTTATGGACCAGAATAATGCCTTTAAACTTCAAACTTGGTGTGGTAAATTAGCACATTCTATGAATGGTCCGATCAACATCTACAAATATGGTGGTGAAACTGGTGATGATTCGTCGTATGTTGCTTGCCTTCGCCCGCTTGTAGGCAAGATTGATCCCAATAGAACACTGTACTTCGGGCAACTTGGCAAGTCGGAAAGGTTGCGACAAGGTATGATCGACGGCCATTTTGTGGTTTATCTGTAAGTGGCACAGTAATTGCACTGTAGTGGTAGTATGAATATTGCCACTTGTATGAATAAAAATGTCACCATTTTCTGCTACATGATTACAAACACTAAAAATAGCAAAAAATATATTGGAATTACTAGAAGTCTAAAACAACGTTGGACGACACACTGTAATCCAAATAATCAATCAATAATCGCAAGGGCCATACGAAAATATGGCCGAGAACAATTTAGATTTAATTTAATTAGCGAGGGTGACATTGAACGTATTAAAGAAATCGAGAGGCATTTGATTTCAACCCTCGGAACAATCCGTCCAGGTGGGTACAATATTCTGGAAGGCGGAGATTTTCTATGCCAAATGCCGGGCGAGAAAAATCCACGAGCAATAGCGGTTGTCATAAATGGAAAAAAGTACGGATGTATAAAAGCGGCTGCCGAGGATTTAGGGGTTAATCCCGAAACCTTACGTAGACATGTTCGTCTAAATGGTTCTAAATGTACATATAAAATTTATGACTCTCAGCGGCGTGCAAAAAATAGTTCCGGAAGAAAACATACCTTTGAAACAATACAGAAATTAAAGAATAGAGTAATGCCAAAACTGGGGGAATGTTACCGAGCCAGAGAAATCATAGTCAATGGTACTAAGTATTCAAGTATTAAAGAAGCCGCTATCGCAGAGAATTTGAATTACAACACACTTCGATGGCGATTCAATTACACGAATAAAACAGGTAAACAACCAACCGGTAGAACTAAGGCCAAACAAGTCTTAGTACAGGGTATTGAATACAAAAGTATAACCTCTGCGGCAAAGGCGACGGGAGTAACCCCGTCAACATTAGTGTATAGGTTTAATCAGTGGAAGAAAACCGGTGAATGGCCATCCGGTTATCAGTTTTTATAGAAGAGTCTCTTTTGCAAAAGGAAAATAATCATGGCTCGGATCGAATTGCGGGATGCCACCATTCGTGTACTTGACGGTCTCTCAGGAACCGCCTTAGTTAATGATACGCCGGGGGTGAACGACACCAACGTAGACATTAACACAGTCAATCTTAATACGGTTGACGCAGATCTAGTACCGATTGGAGCGAGGTTCACTGTCAACACAGCGAATCACACGACAGTCCATACAGTCACAGCCCGCACACCTGCGGACGTGAATGGTGTGAGTACTAGCCCAACGACAAACATTGTATTTACGCCCGCCTGGACAGCGAATGCCCCGGCCAACGGAGCTGCAATCACATTCCAATCCAATCGTATTGATATTAAGATTGGCGAAGGAAACTTGAAGTATACCGAAAACAAGGAATACAACTACATGCTTGATCGCGGCGATCTCGATACAGTTCGAGAGGGCGACGAGAAGCCACTAGACGTAACTCTTGAATTCGTATACGAATTCGTAACAACTGGTACAAGTGAAGCGATCACACCAGTTGACGCTCTGAAGCAGCAAAATTCTGCCGACGAGTGGGTAACATCGTCTTCGGACGCATGCGAACCGTATGCCGTAGACCTGCAAATTGAGCACGATCCACCTTGTGGAACCGCTCAGACGGAAACGACAATCCTTCCTGACTTCCGCTATGAAAAGTTGGAGTTCAGCCTCAAGGACGCGACCATTTCCGTAACAGGCAAGTGTAATGCTTCCAAGGCAACGATTACCCGTAGCTAAGGTTTTTAATTTAGTCTGAGTGCCCTCGTGGCACTCAGACTTACTTTCAAAGGGAGAAAAACATGAAGATTGGTGGACGCGTTGTATCTGGTGTAAATGAAGAAATCTTGGTACTGCCACGTGGTGATTCACCGCTGGTAATTCGTGCTAGGGCAGTTTTGGATCTAGACGAATTTGATAAGATTTGTCCCGAACCCAAGCCGCCAGGGAAGTTGACTAAGGACGGTTGGATTCCTCAAGTTGATGACGTCAACTACAAGCAAACAATGGCACAGCAAACAGAGAAGCGAATTGCATATCTTGTTATCCGCTCTCTTGAGCCGAGTGACATTGAGTGGGAGACCGTCAAGTTGGATGATCCACGAACTTGGTTGAATTACACCAAGGATTTCAAAAATGCTGGACTCTCGACGGTTGAAATTAACCGTATTGTTCAGTGCGTCATGGCAGCGAATTCTCTGGACGAAAACAAACTAGAAGAAGCCCGAAAGGTTTTTCTACTTGGTCAACGTCCGGTACCCGCTCAATTCTCTGGTCAGACTACCGAACCGCAGAGTATTACATCTGGCGAGCCTGTAGTCGTTTCGGAGTAAAGCCACCCGGAGTTAAAGATACCTGGGATGATTGCGACGTATGGACTCAGTCGCTTCTCCTGGGTTTCGATCAAACTTTGGCACATGACGAAGTTGAGTTAGCCTTCAAATTGGCCGGGGGCGATTAAGCCCTCGGTCACCCTTCGGGGACGTTGACCATGAAAATGACTTGCCGGTATTCACTGATAAAACTCTCGGGGAATTATCAAAAAGCAGTAAATGCAGAATTGCTAAAGAGTCTAAAAGAGGCAGTGGGCCTTTGGATTCAAGCCGCCATAACTTTAATACCAGTTTGGTCTGGTGCCTCTCATGGCACCTTTGTTAAATTAGCCAGTAAGATTGGAATGACCTTCTCTCTAAGCGGAGGGGGTGGATTGCCAGGGATGCTAGGACCCGAGTATGGTGCCCAGCACAGTATGGGCACAATTACCACCTGGGGTGGAAATTGTATTGCCGAGTATTCAACCACGCTTTGGCATCTTATTTACAACGAATATAACGACGCGAACGCGGATCCGGAAGGTGCCCATCTTTTTTCAAGGCTAGTGCATCCGGGTCCATACGACTTTCAGAATGCGGCAAACGCAACTTTTGAAGCGTACATCAAAACAATTCGATTGCCCTCACCTTGGGCATACATAACCCTCATACCACGTCAGGTATCATAATGGCTGAAGAGATTGTACAAAGGTTAGGGTTTGAGACCGGTGATGCTATAAGCAACATCGACGCAATGCGATCCGCATTAGAGCGTTTGAATACTGCCGTTTCCAATTCTGCAAACTCTCTAAAAGCATTCAATACTACTGGTGGTGCGTTTGACAAAGCGTTAAACGACCTCTCAGGTAAGATCGACGCAATGGCAAATAAAATGTCAACTGGCTTCAGTAATGTGAAGCCACCTAATTTGACATTTGACACATCAGCCGCCCTGGGGCAGATCAATAAATTAACTGGCGCCTGGGGTAGTGCAGCCGCATCGGTACCTGAGAAACAATTTGCACAAAAGTTTGCTGCGATGCAAACTGGTTTAGCCGACTATGTAGCTAAAAATAACCTATCAAGAGATCAGGTTATCCAGGCATTTGCTGGTACACTCACAGGAAGTACACCAGCTATCAATGGTCTCAAATCAAAGGTAGACGAACTAAAGACTGCATTTAATTCCGCTGGTGCTGAAGGACAAAGTGCAGGATCAAAAATAGGTGGCCTCTTTACTCAAATGGGTAAGATTGTTGCCTTCCGTACTGTCATCTCCCTCCTTAATGACATGTCAACCGGCATGAAAGAGGGTGTCCAATCTGCCAGTGAGTTTTCTCTGCGCCTGGGGCAGATTTCCGCTATCACTGACGACACCACTATGTCGCTGGGGGAAATACGCACCGCCCTCATAGCCACTTCTTCCGAATTTGCCCGCCCACTAGGTGAGACTACTCTTGCCTTCTATCAGACTTTACAGAACCAAGTAGGTACTGCATCCGAATCTCTCTATGTATTTGAGCAGGCTGCTAAATTATCTGCCGCGAATGTGGCACCTCTAACGGATTCTGTTAATTTACTTACTTCAGCCTTAAAGGGGTGGGATCTAGAAATCTCTCGGGCTGGAGATCTTTCGGGTATGTTCTTCGAGGCGATCAAAATTGGCCGCATGGATGCGTCAGATTTGGCAGACGTTTTGGGCCGAATCGGACCTACTGCGCGTCAAATGGGGATCAGCGTCGAAGAGGCTATGGGTGGTGTTGCAATTATGACCCAACAGGGGACAAAAGCTAGCACAGCAATCACACAGTTGAGTGCTTTGATGACGGCTTTGATTAAGCCGACCAAGGATTTAAAAGCCGTAATGACCCAAAAATGGGGGGTTGAAAATGCCGAACAGGCCATCGCCAAATTCGGTGGACTGATGGGGGTTATGCGACAACTAGAGGAATTGACCGGCGGATCCTCAGACGAGATGGTCAAGTTTACTGCAAACGTCAGAGCAGTCCGAGCAGAGATGGGGTTGTTAGGGCCCAATGCGGACGCGGCCGAAGCGGCCATCAAGAAACTGGAAGACGCGACAGTTAAAACAGCGGACGCCGCAAGTAAGATGGTACTGAGTACTCCAGGTGCCCAATACAAGAAATCCGTGGTAGATCTGGCAAATGCGTGGACGCAATTAGGTGAAAGTGTACTACCGGTAGCTACGATCTTTAATAAGTTCAAAGAGAGTTTCGTCCAGTTTATGTCAGGTACCGCTGCACAAGTTACGCTGGCAGCGGCTGCATTCTTTGGACTGGTTGTAGCCGTAAAAGCTTATGGTGGGGCAATGGGTCTCGCTACAATAGCAACCTACAAGTGGATTGCTGCCTTAGCATTAGCGAATCCAATTGCAGCTATAATTATTGCGGCCTCAATTGGTATTGGTCTAGCGATTGAAGCTATGGCCAATAAGAGTACAAACGATATGAAGAAATACTTCGATGAAGTAGATAAATCTGTCAAACAGCAAACTGCTACTTTTAATCAAGAGAATAATAAGCAGACTGATATTGTACTAAAAGCGGGTAAGGATCGTTTGAAAGCCGCATTAGAAATCACCTCAGAAGGGGTGAAGTTCTACAATAAGGAAGTTTTAGCTGTTAAAGCTTCCCAACAGGCCATACTCGATGTTACCAAGAAACGATTTGATGCTGTCCTAGCCGCACATCAAGCCTATATTCAAAAACTATTAAGTGCCGAGACTGAAGGCAATCAGAAACTACTGGCAATATCTGAAAAGCGACTCACACAAAAGAACGCGTCCGAGGACAAGCAGTTTGATCTCAATACCTCCAGATGGGACGCAGAACGTCAAGCACAACAATTTCTAACACGCGGTGATGCCCTACGCTCGGAAGGCTTAATGAAGTTATCCCGCGCCAAGACTCCAGAGGATTTATCTCGCATCGAAGAGTACTTTACTCGGGCAGAAGCCTATTATGGTAAGGCCGCATCTGGCGCTGCTACTGAACGAGAGCAAATGGCAATACGCCAAAAACAGGTCGATCTTAGTAAAGATGGACTCAAGATACTGGATAAAGAAACTGAATTAACTAAGCAAGATGTAGCCGCCTCAAGAACCAAATTAATCAATTCCCAAGAAGAGGGGAATGTACTGTCAGATAATTTGAAGAAATATGAGGAAGGCCTGAAAATGTTCGGCGGTTTGGGTAAGACTCCAAAGGATCAAGCAGCCGGACTGAAACAGATGAAAGAGGCATGGACGGAGATCATGCAGGTAATTACACAACAGGCACCCCAAGCAACAGACTTTTTGGGTGTTGAAAAGGTGCGTACAGAATTACTTGCCCAGCTTTCAAATCTACCAAAATTAAATCTACAGGTTGAGGCCGATTTAACCCAGCTTCAGCGACAATTAGCAGCCCCAATGTCTAAGGCAACTAGCAGACAGCAAGAAGCTATAGGTCCTGAAGGTTGGACCAATCTACCGGAAGCTGTGGCTAAGCAGTATGAGACTAGTACAAAGATTGTTGCCGAAGGAACCAAGACATTAGCCGAAGCCGCTAAACTAGGAAACTCCATACAGAAGCAAGTACAAGAGGGCACCAAGACCACGGTTGCTGGTTTTAATTTCCAAAATTTCCTGGACAGTATCCGTGAAATATCCCCCCAATTAAAACCCGACATTGATGCAATCAGTTTGGGTCTGAAAAAGATAACTCGAATTGATCCGGCAGATGTCGCCACAATGACAAGGGAACTAACTACGGTTGAAATTGCACTAGAAGCTTTTAAAATAAAGGTTGGTTCAACCTTTGGTGCAGAGGAGGGTGGTTTTCTTGATACATTATTTGGGGTGTCTCCACAAGAAAGTTCAGCCCGGCAACTAATCACTCAGTTAGATGCTGTACTAAAACCAGTCCAAGAAAAATTGAAATCAATTAAAAAACTTGATCTTGGTACTGTGGCTATTAATACATTGGAAGCCGAGGCGAAACTCAATAGCCTGGATACGCTACTTAAATCGCAGCGTGCTGGAGCCCAGACCACTCTGCCTATTATTCAAGCACTAACACCACCTGTAGTTGATTTAACTACAGTTAAAGTTCCCGCTCTCGGTAATGAATGGCAGCAAGTTGGTGTCATGGTATCCTCAGTAACTATGCTTGTGGTACAAATGGGAGACGCGGCTGTCCAACAAATACAAAAGATTGCCGCCGCCAATGCGGCAGCGGCTCAAGCAGCAAGCGGTGCTACAATGGCATCTGGTGGATTTGTCTACCGTGCGGCAGGTGGGCCAGCACCACGGTATACCGATACCATTGCAGCAATGTTGACTCCTGGAGAGGTTGTGGTTAATGCCTCAGCAGCTAGACAATTCTATCCACAACTACAAGCAATGAACGCAGGATCCACACCCATCTTCCGAGATCGCGGGGGTCCTGTCACCAATGTCGGTGATGTTAATGTCACAGTAAATGGTGGAGACACTGCACAACAGACCATTCGACAGATTGCCAGTGGTCTACAGCGTGGAATCAAACGTGGAACGATTAGATTAGGTTAGTTTTACGCGTCCCGGAAGTAAGCGGGTTCCGGCGCGAAACCAGTAACGAAACCCGCAACAAACGGAGGATCTTATGGATCAAATGAAGTTTTTTGGATTGTTCGTCGCCGAACACCGGGATGCTGCTGGTAAGTTGCTTGGTCTTTATCAAGCACCTAACGCCATTGTAACAGAAGGTGTGACGCATATGATGGAGTGCGAGTTCCGAGCCGGTGCTCAAGCAAGCACGTGGTATATCGGACTCGTGGATAATAGTGGTTGGACCACATGGGCTGCCACGCATACAATGGCTGCACATGCAGGTTGGACGGAGGCTGTGCCATATTCAAATGCTACTCGTCCACAATGGACCTGTGGCGCCTCGGCTGCCCGCGCTATTACAAATGCCGCTACGGTTGATTTTACGGTGAATGCGGCTGCCACTCTAAAGGGTCTATTCATTACGAGTAACAACACGAAGAGTGGAAATACTGGAACTATGTGGTCAGAGGCGGCCTTTAGTTCGACAGTAACTGTTGCTAATGGTGACACACTTAAAGTCACCTATACCTTGAGTGTGCCTTAATGAGTCTCTCCCTGGCCTTCCAGGTGCATTGCGCCTGGTTGGCTATTTTAATGAGGTGTTAATATGCTATTATGGATTGACGGCTTTGAAGGCTATAAAACAACAGGCGCTTTAACTACCGCTTTAATGCTCCGTAGGTATGCTTCGACATACGCTGCGGGTGATATTGTAGCAGGTAGAGTGTCTGGATATGCAATCAAATGGACTGGTACATCGGCTAATGTCACCACCAATAAATTGACAACTAATAATACTATCATAGTAGGTTGTGCATTTAAGTTTACTACAATGGCGGCAAATCCAATCATGCAACTTTATGACGGTGCAACTTTGGGTATGTCAATTCGCACCGTAGTCGGCGGTGAGTTGGATGTATACCTAGGAACAACTAGACTTGCAGGAACCAGCACACTATCTCTTGCCACTGGAGTTTGGTACTATATTGAATTCAAAGTTAAGTGTGCCAATTCAGGTGGCACCTATGAAATCAAAGTAGACAATGTGTCAGTTTTGAGTGATGGTAGCACAGATACCCAGGCTGGCGCAAATGCCTATCACGACACTGTTACGATTATAGCCGCAACGACCAACCAATATGCAGACGATTTCTATGTATGTGATTCTACTGGTAGCTTAAATAATGATTTTCTAGGCCCATGTCGTGTTATTGCGATAAGTCCTGACGGAGACAGTGCTGTAAATTGGTCCACAGTGTATCCAGCCTTATCAGACCACCATGCGGACGTTGACGACGGGGCACTATGTGACGACGACACTACCTATGTCGAGGATAATACAACTGGACATCGTGACCTATTTGACTATGCAAACGCAACAATAGTGACAAGTATCTACGGCCTTTCGATTGAGACAACTTGTAAGGTGACAGACGTTAATGCTGTGACCCTAAAAACAGTCATCGTGTCCGGTGCGAATGAATCCACAGTCAGTGAAGCGATAAGTGCAACGGACTATCTAACAGTAAGTAAGATAAGTGAAACCGATCCAGCTACTCTGGTAGCTTGGGATGTTGCAGATATTAACACAGCACAATTTGGTATTGAGGTAGGTTAATGTCTCTTCGCACTACTAGACAGTTGATTGAAGCATTGGGCCTTGGTGAGAGTAACTTGCGTGTTACTCGTCAGATGGTCGAAGCTCTGGGTACTGGTACTAGTCAGTTGCGTGCAACTCGGCAGATGGTCGAGATTTTGATACCCGATCGCGTAATAACCAGAACGTGGAATGACTCGCTGGTCTTTAGCGAACTTGTCGGTCATATGGTAGACCGAAATCCCAAGGTTTATGACACGCTATCATTCGTCGAATACATACCTACCATCTTCAATCTGGTAGTCACTGATACGTTGACATTAGTTGATGACGGTCGGCGGTCTATAATAGTTTCCGTTTCGGATACATTAGATTTAGTCGAAAATAATTATGCTCTAGCATTATTTGGTCTATACTGGCCGACCGGAGACTCTCTAGTTTTTACAGAGGGCGCGGTTATTGAAGGTCTGAGCACGCTCTCCGATAGTCTGCCCTTCGTAGAAGTTGTTAATTGGGTGGGACCACGCTATACCGATCCAATTCAAAACTATCTAACCTTTTCTGAGATGGTCTGGAATAGTAATACCTACAGGGTATCTGTATCAGATTTATTGACACTAACATCTCAAGCTGGTCGCGTTGCTTCTGTAACAATTTCTGATTCACTGAGTTTTAGTGACGATGGATTCCGCAATCTTCTAACCATCGACTTACTCGCATTCAACGAGGTAGTATTAAATGGCAAGGGATTACTGGTAGATAATTCTTTGAGTTTTACTCAGGTAGTGACTTTACAGGGGGGTTTCATTCGACTGATTACCGATAGTCTTAACATCGGACAGTCGGCCACACATTTTTATCTGACATCATGTATTGATAAACAATATCATCCATTTGTCGGGGAGTCCAGTATAATTGGGCAACCAACTCCGCCCAATACTGAGATTTCTCTCGCCCAGGGGCTACCAATTGGTGCTGGTTTTCAATTATCCTACCCATTGAATGGGGCGACTGACACTGTTATTCTTCGAGCACCAGAACTAGATACCCGAGATAAGAATGCGTTTAATAGAGTAAATCGTGAGACACGAGGTGGAAGATTAGTTGTCTTTGCCGATCCAACCTGGCCGAAGGTAAATACACTATCTTGTACATTTATTGGGTTGCTAAAAACAGAGATTGATACTCTTCAGGATTTTATTCTGAATTACATCGGGGAAGAAATACAAGTTATTGATTGGGACGGGCGCATTTGGGAGGGGGTTGTTCTTAAACCAAATGACCCTGCCACCTGCGATGGCAAGGACCGATGGAGTGTAGGATTTGAGTTTGAGGGTACACTAAAAGAAAACTATACACCAGGATTACCATTGATCTTTACGGATACAGCTAGTAATATTGTGCTGAGATGTCCACAAGCAACCAGTCTATTAGTATTTGTACAAGACGCAGCCTATAGGTTAAATTAATGTTCCGAATCGAAGCACCGTATCCCAATAGTCAGACAACTACAATTCTACCCAGTCCAAGTTGGGGTGACGTGTATGAACCGACGGCTACGGTTAAAGCACTTAGGGCTATGGATGGAACCCTCTATACATACACCCAGTCTAAAAATAAACGTCGAAAATGCCACTGGGATTTTAAGTTGGCAAGAGATAAGGCCCTGGAATTGAAAGCCTTTCTCTCCTGTTACTATGGTACTAAGATTAAAGTCACCGACCATGATCTAGTTGTTTGGTTCGGCTATTTTCAGAATAATCCTTTTGAGTTTGCTGGTGCGGGTAGAGCCCCATCATTTCCGGGCGGAGAGATTGTAGATATTTCAATTGATTTCGAGGAATGTGACTAATGAGAACAATACCTGCTACAGTATTACCGTATCTACAACGTCAATATGGAACGGAACCCATATTCATAGTTGAAGTCGCATGGTCGGGTGACTCTGGAAATAGAGTAGCGTATTCCGATCAGAAAATTTCCGGTGGGGATTATCCATGTCCAACATTAGTTGAACTCTCTAATTTTGATACCAGTTTGAAACTACAGGGATCGAACGATTCACAAAATACTTCCGTCACCTTAGACGACACTGACGGGAGTCTACGAACATTCCTTGATACGCAGGATATACAAAAATGTCCTTGTTGGATCTATCTAACCTTCAAAGGTCTACCAGCCACTGAACGAATACTCTTATTCAGTGGAGAGGTCAGCAGTCCGATAAATTGGGACGAGGGTACGAGAACACTACAGTTTGATATTGTTACTCGATCCACTGATACCGATGTTGCCTTTTCAATGGAGGAGGGGGATTTTCCCAACGTGCCGGAAGATGCGATGGGTAAAGTTTGGCCGCTAATATTTGGCACCGTCTGCCACATGCAAGCAGTACAAGTCCGATCACCTAGAAAGGGTTATCTTGCACGTGGTGAGGGCATCCACGACTTCACAATCGAGCCACGAATCTGTCAAGCCCACTTCTTACAATGTCGTAGTGCCGTCATCAACTCTCAAGAAGTTGACAATCCTGATTTTACACGTTATCATCCGTGGCAATGTTCGGATCATACTGATTGTACATATACTCAGGGGGTGGGGATTGATTGTACTACTATAACTTGTGACCGGACTGTTACGACAGATTTATTTTTCGGGGAACAAGTAAATGCGGAAGAACCCGAAAAAATGACCCAAGAAACATGGGGTCCAGATCCAGATTGCGTGGAAGAGAGATTCATTACTATATGCGAATTGGAAGATTCTCTGGAGAAACAAAAAGCGTATGAGCATTCCACTATTACAATCACTGGTGGGGATAAATTTCCACAGGGGCGCGCAGTCACTATCGATATAGAGGGTGCGAAATTTATTGGCGTATTTTCTGGCGAGTCTTTTGCTATCGTCGATAGAAAGCATCCAGAGTATGATACCACCGATTTAATTCAATGCCACGCAGTCTCCACTATCTGGAGTGGATATTATGAATTGGTACATTGGAATAGTACATGGATTCCGACGGTAGATTTTCAAACATGGTATGTACCTCAAGTCTATCATCACGACGAAGTATGTACAGAGACTCCGCAATGGGTATCGGTAGCGAAGGATGGGGTTGAATCGTCACAAGAGGCGTTGGCCGAAATGCCTACTGGATCCTTTTGTTGGCTACCGGCTGGTGCTGAAGTTTTTCTAGAAGAAGAAACTGAAATCCTGTATATTGTAAGTTTGATACCTGGAACCGTTAATAATGTGGCGGCGTATAAGAAACAGGAAACGACTAATAGAGAACTCCTGATGACCGTTCCTACGGACCTATACACAGTGTATGAGACGGATTATACTGGGTATACGGTTGTTGAAATAGGATTTGACATGCCTCTCAGTAAAATTGACGACACATGGCAGGATGACATCTATGTATCGTTCACGTCTGATATTGGACCTAATCCAATAGATATTATTGCGTGGTTAATTCTCAAGTATACAGATTTAACATTCGACAATACCTCAAGACTCTATGTGCGTAATCGACTCACAAATTATCCTAATAACTTCTGGGTCAAAGAAAAACTTAGCGTCCTACAGCTTATTCAAGATATTGCCTATCAATCCAGGTGTGCGATTTACATCCGTGAAGGCGTCTTATATATCACATACCTAGCAGAAGAACCAACTTCGGTACGAACATTTACTGAATCAAATATTCTCGCAAACACATTCAAAATTAAGTTGAGTGATACAAATGATCTAGTAACAAAGTATTCGGTTGATTGGTCCTCTACTGAAGCTGGTGTTGTTTCAACGGACAGTGTAGATAATCGACTGATATTAAAATATAACGCCAATAAGTATGGAATTAGTGAAAGTAGTACATCCTACTATACCCAGAATACTTATAGCACTATTCTAAAGTCAGCCACATTCTGGATGATTAGATCCGCAAACACATGGAAGCAGGTTGAATTTGATGCCCCGCTTACTATGTTGGATTTGGACCTATTTGACTGCGTGACTCTTAGTGTCGCTCAATTATCGAGCACCCCTATTAAAGCCATTATCACTGGTATCCAGTACAACAATAAGGAAAACTTCATACACTTTGAATGCCAAACATCCATTCGATCTGGAGAAACGACTCCCTATAAATTCTTCTGGCCCGCTGATATCGCCGCAGGAAGCCTATTTCCACCAACATCGGACGAAGCAGATGCAGGGGCTGGATATCCCTTCGTTGTTACCCCTCCAGTGGGACACATTCTACGAGGTGGAAACGTTGTTCTCGACGACCAGACCCATATTATACTATCCGCTGGCGACCAGTATCCCTCCGACTCAGGAGATACATTACCTACTGCCGCATGTCGTATCTCGGATGTAATGGATATTGTTGAACCAGATCCAGTTGTCGATGCATTGGAATTGGCAAAAAAGGCGATAGCGTCCGCTAGTGGATCCTCAAGAACTCCTCCCCCCGCAGTGGTAGGGGCGCCAATCCAATATACGTCATGCTCCGATTGCGGTGTAAGTTGTGACCACTTTACAAATATTTGTACGTGGAAGGTGACTGTTATGTCTGTCATTTCCTACTACGAGCGCCCGTGTTCAGGTGGTCCATGCGACGGCGGTCCAATTAGTTGTGCTGGTGTTATTCGCGGCTGCTGCTATACTTTTAACAACAAAGAGGACGCTGAAATATTTAGATCTGGTAACTTGGGTGATATTATCAATGGGCTTGTTGAATGCGATGATCCACGAGGACCGAGTTATCCAAAGATACTGACCCCTTCTAACATAGGCACAATATCAGTGTCGCAACTTGAAGTGAAGTATGGAAAAAATATGAACCAAACGGAACCATATGGTGGATGGGACGTAAGCAAGGAGGACGATTTATGCGGATCTCAGGCGGGTGGAATTGGATTTGGTCCTGGTGGCTCTGTAGGTAATAATTGTACTTGTACAGGAATGGGGATGATAAACGAACCATGTTAAGTTGTAAATTTCAATCTGCAATACTCGATATAAATGAGCAGCAAAATTATTTAAGCTGCTATAATCAAAACCAGAAACAAAGATTTGGGTCCTTAGTGAATTCCCATATCTGCAAACTTTGTCCATTACAAGAGATCCATGATATGCATCGAATGGACGAACGAGAGCATACAAAAAGATCTGCCGATTTAGTGAACACTATTTTCTCTACTTCCTGTTCACGGTGTCACGTGTACCGGGAGTCCGATGACAATTGTCAGATTATCCATAACTCAAAGACTGTACATGAAATGATCGAAGACTCCACTCGTCATTGTCCGAGGCATCTATGGTAGATTGTACAAAATGTCAGAAAATTATTCGCCGTGAAGCCGATGGCACTAAATCGGAAAAAACTCGGTGTATAAACGGATTAACTCAAACATTTAGACAGACTGTGACTCAAGAGTCCTGTGACACTTGTGCTTTAAAACAGATATGGGATTGTCAATGTGTACTAAATCCACCTAAACTCCCGATATATCAGCAACCGGCATTAGGCTGCGATGGGGAGATTATATACTCGAATGGAGAGCCACCTTGTCCGTATGGGTATACACCGACAGACAATTCTCTGGTATTTATACCAAAGTGGCCAGCCTGTTCGTATTTGGAATTCTCCAATGAACTACATGATGATGGATCGTTGAGGATTAAAGCCCGGTGTGCCATTACAAAGAAACTAATGGATCCAGATACCTGTATGAGTTGTAATGGTGACATTACTTCGATTACACCAAAACAATATCCCGCCATAGCGGAAGAATTAACAACGTATATTAAAGCAGTTAAAGGGTGGATTTTCGCAGGTCGACCGACTCGAACAGACGAGGAAATCGCGGAGATCCACTCTAAGTATTGTACTCAGTGTGACTGGTATGATCCCGAGCAGACAAGATGCAAAGGATGTGGCTGCGCAACTAAGGCAGCGGGTGCAGCACTACTGAATAAGATAAAAATGGGTACTCAGCATTGTCCCAAACAACTGTGGTGATTTATGGGTTTCTCATGGCTTTCTGATATCTTTAATGCCCTGCTTAAATTTATACCGAGACCAATTATTGTACGCGCTACACATGGTGGAGTCAAATGGAGATTTGGAAAATGGGTCTGTGAATTAAAACCTGGATGGCATTGGATATGGCCACTAACAACCGACCATGAGATCATTGTCACAGCCCGCCAGACTAATCATCAACCTGGACAAGCGCTCACCACAAAGGACAAGAAGCAAGTAGTGGTAAGCGTGTTGGTTGTCTTCTCGGTGAAGGATATCATTAAGGCAATTGGTGAGCAGAATTGGGACGTCGGTACAACAGTAAATGATATTTCCCAGGCTGCGGTTGTTGACGTTATTACCAAGTGGAATCTAGACGAACTAATGGAGCATGCGTCAGATAAGGTACGAGATGATTTGACGGACGAAGTACGTAAACAACTGCGACAGTTTGGAGTTTATGTTCATAAAGTTGCATTAACTGAACTCTCGCTGTGCAGAGTTTTTAAGATTATCAGTAAGGGTGAGGCCCCGACCTTCAATGTTGAAGGTGTCTAAATAAAAAACGATAGCACACTTTAGGTGTACTATCGCTACTAATTTCTTTTAACATAGCCCCTAGTGGGCTATTTCTATATCATCATCAATGTCTTGTACACCTTTGCTTCTGCCAATGCATCAGCCAGGGCGTCGTGGGCATTAATTACTGGTATGTGAAGCTGTTTACACATAGCCGATAGACCTACCGTAGGGAAGGGAATCTGCTCCCCATGAAAATGGGCCCTATCATTTATTGACACGGCAAAAAGCATGGAATCTCTTGGATGTGGATGAAAAAACTGATTGAAACTTTCCATACCCAACCATGCCTTTAGGAACCCAGCTTCAAATGCCCAGTTGTGTGCCAATGGAACAAGTGATTTACGAAAAGGTAATTCAAGTCGTTGAAACCACTCATCAAATAAGTCAGCCACACGCTCTTGACTAACACCTTCTTTTGCCAGTTTGAATATGTCAATACCGTGGATTATCGTAGCTTCCTTTTCAGCACGCTCAGGATACATTGGTGCGATTTTCCAGTAAAAAGGATGCACGTCCTCTAATGGTTCCATGTCGCTATTAAGTGGTTGTACCGCTATCTGAATAATCTCATGATATCCTGGCATAGTGCCAGTAGTCTCAACGTCCACTGCCGCTAGTAGGTTGTGGTTAATGTTTACTAGACTGTTGTAGGTCCTAGGCATTAGCGACTCCTCTTCTTCGCTGGCTTCTTCGCTGGCTTCTTCGCTGGCTTCTTCGCTGGCTTCTTCGCTGGCTTCTTCGCTGGCTCAGTTGGCTGAATGTTGTATGGGTTATCCTGAATCTCCAGTGGATTATTGGGCATGTTATTTAATGACTCGGGTAACAATCCCTCTTTAATCATTTCTTCCGTCTCAAAGTAGCAGGCAAGATTCCACAAGGCTGCTACCAGATGTGGCTCATCACGATGCCCAATTAGATGCTTACCAGCATGCCTGATAGCACTATCGATGTAACACCGTAGATCAATTCCCTTTCTCCAATTATCAGGTCCATATTTGGTGGCACCGTCCTCAAAGTGTTGTGCTAAACGGATCAGTGATCGCATAGGCAGCAGATCCATTCGCCCCTTGCCTGATGCACAATCTCGCACGGCCCCGGTAGAAAATTGTCTACGTGTTCCAGAATCCTTTAATGTGGCCATTATTTTCTCCTTTATTAGTCAATCTCGATTATTTGTTGAACTTCTGGCTTATAGTAATCAGCTTTAGCTACGAGCATCCGTAAATTATGGGTTACTTGTACGTCTCCACCTAAATGTGTATGTCCACATAGAATCGTGATATTACAATTTGGACGATGGTTCGCGTATTCTAGTAATAGATCTCCAACTGCCTTACAAGAAAAATAGGGTTGGTAGTCTGGGTCGTTCATAGCAAAAGGTGGAACATGTGTAGCGACAATAACATTAGGAAACTTACAGGCTAGATCAAGTAGTGGTCGTAGCATCTTGGCTGCATCGTCGCCCAAACTGTAGAGTTTGGATCTCAAATCACTGCGTCCACGCAGTTCAGCGATGAAATTCCAATCGTTTAGGTATACATTCGAGGTATCTGTATTGCCATACCTGCAATCACCCCAGCCATCGACTCCAATCAAAGCAGTTTTATTCGTTAGTTGGACTAGGGCAGTTGACAAATAACCAGAATGCTTTGCAGCTAATTCACGGCTGGCTTCAATTGACCCGTGATAAGAATCATGGTTTCCTAACACAAAATAAGTATTAGTATGCAAGTCGGCTAAGACTTCTTCTAGAATATGGGCGTCTGCAAGATCACCAGTTATGATAAGGGCATCCGCGTCCACGGAGTTTAAAAAATCTGTCCTTTGCTGCTTAGTCACAAAATTAAAGTGCAAATCACTTGCCCATGCTATTTTCATTCTAGTCTTTCTAAACAGAGTAAATCTCTTCCCGCTCTTCAATCGTCATATACTCGCCCCCATGCATTCGGGCGAATTTAATGGGATCCCGTTTAAAATCACCAGTCCACTGTATCTCCGCAACTGGAAAATCATACTCAGCATCTCGATAAATGGTGATAATGTATTCCATATTAAACCTCTAGTTTCAAGTAACCATGACTGATAACAAACTTGCATCCAGGTCCAGCTTCATCTGTCAGGGAAATATTTCCGATAAATTTCTTATTCCCCTTAAACTTACCAGTAGGAAATTGAGGCGGCAAATGACTTAAAACCGATGATCTATTCCAGAAGTTCCCCTCGGTGGATGGCAGTTGTACCAAAAACTGTTCCATGAATTCATCCAAGGAGATTAACAGGCCGGGCACTTCAAAGCAACACTCGTCAATAAAGGTCTCCAGCGAATTCTTGTTAGCGTCAATTAACTGTTCCTTACTCGCTGTCCCAACAATTGGCAGACGTAGGCGATGCTCCACGTCTGGAAGTTGTAGGTTCATAAGCGTATACATGAAATATGGCGCTTCCTCTTTGAGTTTTTCAATGAGTGTGCGGTTAGGTATTTCCTGTACTAGATGGTCAACGTAAATCATCGTTACTCGTGTGTCACCTGAAAATACAGGACAACTGTCTCGATTATTTGAGCATTGAATCCAGTGTGTGGTATTTGGTTGCACACATACCTGTTTGTATTTTGCGTGAATGGCAATAGTATCGGCAGTCACAAGATCCTTAATCTTGTTATAGACTGCCGTCGCATTCTGTGCAATATTCTTTTCTTCCACCACACATAATACTGCGCCAGCTAGCTCGCCATTAAAATCACCCGAGTTGGTCAAGGCACCATCTGCCCGCATAACCCCACCTTCCATCAAGGTTTGTATAGCTTGATGTAGAATGGTTTTTCCGGTATTTTGATTACCCCATAGGTATAAATACGGCAGATGCTCAAATGGCTCCCGGATCATTAAAGCGATCCATCGCTGTAAATAGTCCTTACCAGTGCAAATACCGTTCCGTTGTGCCCATGCTAATTCGCGTAAATTCGCTGTAAGGTCCGCCCCTGTATGCTCTAATATCATATCCCAGTGCGGATGTGGAGAGTCTCCAGGTTCATAAGGTTCTGGTTTGTACTTGAGTTTTGGCGCTTTTAGATTCCACTGACGATCCCCAGGGAACTCGTCTTGGAAGGGCACGTGAGTGATTGTCCACGCTTTAGATAATGCCTCACCCAATACAACCTCGGCATTTTCCTCATATCCAGCGGCCTTTAGACGCGATCTAGCGTCGTCCTTTGAAGTGAATACCCAACACCCCTTCTCATGCCAGTAAGCCCAGCCAGAGGTATTATTGTCAGAGGAAATCAGACATCGAATATACTTGTCTACTTCCTCAAATTCTACATTCACCTCACCACGTAATCTAGTATCAATATTGTAGATCCGGAAGAACTTTCCCTTCTTTTGGAGCCACCCATCAGGTTCAGTTTTATCCTCAGAGTGTTTCACAATCTCAACAAGCAACTTACCCCCCTTATAGGGCTGTAAACGCACCTGTCTATCTTCTAGCTCTTCAGGTATTTCAATCCCATGACCCATTGACTTAATGGCCGCAATAGCAGTTTGTGCGTCAGGAAAGGTATAGCCGCCGCCTTTGATGTCGTCTTCAAGACCATCAAAGGCTGCGGCTGCTCCATCTAATGAAAGTGGCTTGTTATAAAAACAATAGGTCCAACCGCTCTTATCCAGTTTCCATGTCTCGTGTTCCGTAGCCCCCTTGCCAAATCGACAAGCACGGAATGCGCCATTTTCCATTGGGAACAAAAAACAATTTGGCTTCCCAGGATCACGCCCCTCTGCGAGAGTATCAAAAGCCCCAAGTATTGGGGCGTCGGATTTTGCACGCTCTTCAAACAGGAGTTTCAACGCTTTAGTATGCGTTTGAAGAAGATGATGGTCAGAGATCCATACTGTAGTAAATGTATTGTATTGCTGTAATTCTGCAATTATTCTTTTATGTGCGTCATCTAGTGGCGTGTTTCGCTGTGCAGCAGCTTTACCAGCGACAACCTCTTGGTCCTCTTCATCAATCCCTTCGATACGGATTTTGGACCGCTTGCATGACGCTACATCAATATAAGCCTTCCAATTCTCAGGGGGAATAAAATATGATCGACCACCGTCTGAATCCACATTATCTTTTAAGGTCACAAAACCTTGGTTCTCTACGGTAGTCCGCTTGGAATAGACCCACATATTCCCACCACCAACGTCCATACTGGCCTCAAAATTGAATTCAACCCTTCGGCTGATTTCTTTCAAACAGGCCAGAGCCAGTGCAGCGTGCTCTGTATGGTTGTCTGTAGGTGGCAGGTCTTCTGGATCAAACTCCAGATAGAAATGCAATCCACTACCACTGGTGCTCTTTAAAACTAGTGCCTCGGGGATCTCCATCAATTTTGTCAGAACAGTATTTAACTGTTCCTTGTCTATCCCAACACCTTTGGCATGTGATGTAATTGAATCGAAGTCAAAACCACACCGCACAGAGCGTCTATGACGCCAATCCCATCCAGTCAAACCAATTGAATCCACGTGACGATCAAGTGGATACCGTAATTCATGGTCATTATCGATTGGATCGGTATTTGCTTGTTTTGGTATCCTAATATTATACCAATCATAGCTGAAACTATTTGATGTATACACACCATTCTTTCCAGCTACGGGTTCTCCTGTACCTTGTGATACAAGTACTTGAACCTCCATATCTGGATTATACCACGAGGCAACTCGTGGGTTATTATGTGATACCAGATTAAAGTATGCAAGAAGTTGTTCAGTGGCTTTCATGTATTATCCTCGTGACAATTTTACTCTAACAGGATAGACGGGGATTGGGGGATAAAAGCACGTAAAAAATATTGAACTTAACAATTGAAATGAACATCGGTCGAATTGAAATTAACATTTGGCGATTTTTGTCTTTTTTAGTAACTTGATTTTATGTAAGTTGTTTGCTTATAAGTAGTTAGAATAAAAACATATCCCATAATTTCTTTTTTAGCAAAGTGGATATTTTTAAGTGTTCATTTCAATTGACGTAACTCCTCGACATCAAATAAGTTGCGAGATGTGTAAAAGTGACTTAGATTAAAAACACCCCCTTTTATTTCCGATTCAAAAATCAAAGACTTCTCTTAGACAGAAAACACACTTACTATTTTCCTGACCCTTGTACCCCTAAATAGGAAAAAGAAATAAAAGGTAGTGTTTTTAATCTAAGTCATTTTTACTCATCTCGTAACTTATTTGATGCCTAGGAGTTACGTCAATTGAAATGAACACTTAAAAATATCCACTTTGCTAAAAAGAAATTCTGTGGTATGTTTTTATTCTAACTACTTATAAGCAAACAACTTACATAAAATCAAATTACTAAAAAAAATAAAAATCGCCAAATGTTAATTTCAATTCGACCGATGTTCATTTCAATTGTTAAGTTCAATATTTTTTACGTGCTTTTAACCCCTAATCCCCGTCTATACCAACAGAGGATTCTTTCTATGCTAGGAACACCACGACTATTAGATAATGGATACATCATCTACCCACAGAGAGGTAGTGTCATACCTCCATGCCCCGAGGGTTATCGCAGACAATCGGAACGAGGGCCAGGGGCTTGGATATTTGTACCACTATGGAAATTATGTGAATTTCGTAGTAAAGTACTAAGGCGTAGAGAGGATTGTAATTGCGAAATAATAGTACATATTTGTGGTCATACTCTATATCAAGGCTCTGAATTAACAGCCGAACAATGTGAAGCCTGCAACTTATGTCCGAAAAGCTAGCCAATATTGACGTTAAACTATTGATGCCGTCATTTGTACTACTGCGACTGGTGGATAAGACGTCACTAGATTATATCGAAATGCGGGATTCAATAGCTGCACACGGATTTTTCGGCTCCATTTGTGTCCGTGTTTCTATACGACACCCTGGAAAATATGAGGTAATCAATGGCCTACATCGTTACTGTTGTGCTCTCGACTGCGGACTCGAGACTGTCCCATGTATCATCAAAGAGGCGACAGACGCTGAGGTAAAAAACTGGCAAGTGCAGGCGAATTTAATACGCCGAGAGACTACAAATGCGGAGTATGCGGCACGATTAAAGATGCTTTTTGTTGAAAATCCTGAACTCACACTGGAGGTTCTATCAGTCGAATTACATTGTCGCCCGCAGAAATTACAAGATATCTTGAGGTTAAATCGACTCATTCCCGAGGCAAAAAAACACCTTGACGTAGGCAATCTTCCATTGACATCCGCATATTCACTGTGCAGATTACCAAAACAATTGCAAGAAGACCTAGTGGATAAGGCACTATCACTGAGTGCGCGGGAGTTTGTACAACTCTCTAACGGATACAGTAAGGCGTTTAGAGAGGCAATTTATGACGGAAAATTCAGTAAATATCTTCAAAGTGACACACCTCCACAACCCCATCTTCGGTCTTTTGCGGACGTTAGAAATGAATACAATCGGCCACTCAACGGGGAATTAATTCTAAAAGACCTAAAAAATTCTACTCCAATTGATATTTGGCTGGCATCTTTGGCATGGGTTTTGCACTTAGATGCAGAGTCTATCCGCAAGACACGAGAATTGGCAGTTAAACGGGCCGAGACAGAAAAGGATAGCATAGTACGTAGGGTACAGAATCGAGCCGAATGTGCCACAATAAGGCAAGCAGCCAAGAAAATGGGAATTGACCCTAGCGATCAGGTAATGATCGAGGGTATGACGTAAGTTGTTTTTAGTTTTTCACCTATTTAAGGAGTTAGAGTATGAAGAGTTCACTGGTCACCGTTAATCTTGAGAATCTACCCGCCGTCGGCTATAATGCCGCCAGCGACCTGCTCAGTGATTTGACCAAGAGTAATGAGTATCTAAACCGTGTCCAGTTGTACACCAAGGGTGCTGCAATTGACAAGGGTCTGATTCCACCTGGACACTACGGTGTGCCAGATGGGGACGACAACATCAAGGGACTTGGTGTGGAGATTGATATTCTGCCACTATGTTGCCGCCCGAAGGCTTTGGATCTCCGTGATAAGGACACAATTGTAACAAATTATGACCCCACCTCGGATACCTTTAAGACAATCAAGGAACTAGGTTCTACGCAGAATTCTGGTTGCATGTATGGTCTTACCTTCCTTATTTTCGAGCGTAGCACAGGACAATTTTATGAACTATTCTGTGGCACGAAATCGATGCGAACAGAATCGAATAAGATTGCAGACTTTTTGTCTTTGACAGAAAAGGACGCTGCATATCTCGAAGAGAAGAAGGGAATTCATACGGATCCACATGGTCCGCTTCCCTGCACGTTGAAGGCTAAGTATGTGACGAAGCATAACTATGGCTGGCATGTGCCAGTCTGTGTTAAGTGTTCGACACCATTTAGTAATCTACCCCCTATTGATAGGATTCAAGCCGAGGTGGAAAAGTTTATGGGACTAAAAAATACGGAGATTGAGAAGGTCGAAGAGACCTCCACTCCGAAGCGGGCACGATAGTCGTTTTCCAAAGTCGGGAGTGGTCATAAATAGATCACTCCCGACTTTGGTTCTTTTATTTCAAGGAGTTTCATTATGGTTCTAGCGTTAGTTTCGTATTATTTGGGTGGCGTTACAGTGGCACTTTTCACGGAACAAATGGGTGATGGTATTCAAGTGTCCGATGTACTGGCGGCAGCCACATGGCCACTCAGCACAATCGCATATGTTGTTGAATACATCAAAGGTTGGAGGGCCGGTGTGTGAAATATCTAGTCCGTTGGGTACATGACCTTGGATTATTTGGTGCTGGACTCTGGGCGGGTGGCGTGTCAGTTATACTGACCGAGTTTCATGCCCAATGGGGTAGTATCCCTAACCAAGCAGATTGGTTGTTGTCTGTAGCATGCTGGCCGTGGTATCTTGCATGTTATTGGTGGTAAATAAAAGCAGGGTGGAGTAGTTGGTAACTCGATTGGCTCATAACCAATAGATCGTCGGTTCAAGTCCGGCCCCTGCCACTATGGACGTACCGTTCTTTTGTCACGGTAACTTTTAGGGGGTAAGTATGTCGGAGCGTTTTTATACAATTGGTGGCTACTTGCTATTTATCACGATAGCTTCAGTGGTAATTGGTATTGGCACATATTTGTACAGCGGTATAGCTGAAACATCCCAAGTATGTCCTGTGGTGACACTACGGGCGTGGGTTGAATTAGAGCCGCTCCCGGCGAGGGCATACTTGATTATTAATCTGAAGCCTGGATATACGATTGACGATTTAGCAGCCAGTGAGCCATTTCGTACGCGAATTGAGGATATTTTAACTGACGATTGTAACTATACTTCGGAGGACGGAGTCTGGAATTTAGTTGCAAAGCATGGTGACTTTACCATCTATTGCCTACCAATTAAAGTAATCACCAACGATAAACCAGTAAAGATTACCGGACAAATACGAGTTACCCTCTACACCTCAGAAGAATGTTTTCCACCAGAGTGGTTGGATTTTGAGACACTATGACACTGGGATGGCTTGGTAATATACTAATTTTGATGTCGCTCTGGAAGACTGGATGTAAAAAGAAATCCGGTTGGATCTGGAGTTTTGCGGGTAATATAGTATGGATAGCATACGCCACTCAATTAAGAATGTGGGATATGTTTTTTGTTGACGCAATTTGTATAGGCGTAGCAATTTACAATTATATTAAATGGAGATCCGATGACAATAAACGAATTGATTAACGAATCACATCAAACCGCAATTGACAAAGGTTGGTGGGTCAATACAGACCGAAATTTTGGCGAACTCCTCATGCTCATGGTGGGTGAATTATCAGAGGCGATGGAAGAATATAGGAAGCACGGTACAGACGTCTTAAACATGCTGTACACAAAAGATGGAAAACCCGAAGGGATTGCGGTTGAATTCGCCGACGTACTAATTCGTATGGCCGATACGTGTGCTCACTACCACATTCCACTGGACGAGGCACTACGCATCAAGTTGGAATTCAATAAGACACGATCATATAGGCATGGGGGTAAGTTAGCTTGAACGCCAAACAAATTGAGAATTGTATTGACGAACTAAACTCAGTGCTTAGAAAATATGACTCGCACATTGAGGAAGATTATGGGGAGATTTCCCTTGATCGTGGGTACACTCCACTCATAGCGGGGATTCATTTTAGTAAGAATATGCCCTTACTAGAAGAAGTTATACACACAACTCTATGGTTATACTAGTATGATACCTAGTGCAATTCTAATACTTCAGCCGCAGTTACATCAAGGTCTCTACCTAACTCTCTGTTCGGAGATGCTGGGGCGATCCCCCTCCCGATCTGCCGATACGGCGGGTCTATCTGGACTGCCACATCTTCTATCCACTATTGCTGCATTTGGTGGTGGGGCCGAGACAGATGCATACGATCTTCTTTCTTTTGGATTCCTAATTGCCGCCGACGAACGGGATATTCCAGAAATTTTAGAGGTGGCATCTGGCATGCCATTTGCACTGACAGATACTATTCTACGTGGTACGCAGTCTGTTATTATAACTGGAACACTTCGGCACTGGATATTGGCGGTATCGAAGGGATGCCGACAGGATCAAACAACAACGGTACGGACTTGCTATGACAAAATATACACAAATTTCTGCCAGCAGGGATTATCGCTAGCTTTTAACGTAACAAAAAGAGATCTACCCGACCATACATTTTATTTAACCCATGAAAAGAGGAGCTAAGTATGTTGGATTTTAATGAATGGGACGACGAAGACTACGAACGAGAAATCGGATATGATGACGAGTACGAGGATGACGATTGGGATCCCGATTTAGACGAAGACCTAGAGCCATTTATGGGTGGGGACGAAAAGTGGTATGATGACGACGAGGACGATTGGGACGACGACTAAGTCGATGTGTATCTTTACTCTATAACTATTTTCCATTGGACATTACATGATACCCTTAAATACGCCCACCACCATCAAGTTGGAAACAACGACCCAATCAGGGGCTCGTGTTAGGGTTCCAGCTACAATCTTGGCCACTGACGCCAGGATTGAATTCTTAAAATCCCCCTTCTCTTTGAAGGACGAGATTAAGGCAATGAAGCATGCCGAGTGGCAGGGGTACAAGGATCCACCAAGGAAAATTTGGACAGTAGAAAACTGTCAACGTAATTGGTTTCAATTACAGGTCATGATGGGGGAAAATCCCTACGAATGGTTTGATCGTCCACTCCAGCATTTCAAATATGATCGCCCTCTGATGGGTCACCAGTTTGATATGTCGGACGCTGGACTCACATACCATTATCAACTCTTCGGAGCAGAAATGGGCTGCATTGCCGGGGACGCTATTGTTCACGTAAACCGTGCTGGTAGGGGATTTGCGTTTTGTTTGAGTGAACTTTGTTATAAATTCCACGGTGGTCGGAGTAGCGGCACGACGATGCGTTCCGACACCCGCGGTAGGTCATGGGATCTGAGTATTCCAACCTATGTCCAAGGATTTAAGGGCGACCGAATTGGACTAGTTAAGATACAGGATGTATTGTATAAGGGGCGGAGAGAGGTTGTTCGCGTGACTTTGGAGACAAAATCACTGACACTGACTCCAGATCACGAGGTCTGCATAGGAGCCTTTAGGTATGGTAAGTTTAAACCAGTTCAGGATCTAGTAATTGGTGACCGTGTTATGGTACGACTTGATGATGGAGTATCCGATGAGGTTAATAGCGAGGTACAGGCACTCCCGAGTACGCTAGTAAAGACAACAACGCGTGGTATGGGTTACTGGCTAGATAAAGATGGATATATACGTATCGGCGGTCTAAAGGGTCATCCACGTTGGGGTGCCCACGGAGTCTACGAGCATCTTCTAGTAATGGAAGATTTGCTTGGCCGACCTGTGCAGATTGGCGAAGAGGTTCACCATAAGAATAAACAGCGATGGGATAATCGTCCGTCGAATTTAATTTTGTGTGCGACTAAAACAGACCACATGGCATTGCATCAAAATTACAAGAATTTAAAATGTGGGTGTTATGTGTTTGAATGTGTCACCGGCATTAAAGACGCCGGGTCGATTGATGTCTATGATATCCAATGTGAGGGTCCATACCACAACTTTGCCGCTAATGATATAATTGTCCATAACTGCGGCAAAACTTTGTCAGCCATTGAAACGATGGAGAAGTCAGGTAAAAAGAAGTGGTGGTGGGTAGGTCCTAGATCTGGACTCTATGCAATCGAGCGCGAATTTAAGAAATGGGAAATCAGTCCCAACCTTGAAGTGGAGTTAATGACCTACGAGGGTCTGGTAAAACGCATGGGAATGTGGAAGTCAGGCGACCCCGCTCCAATGGGTATTGTCTTCGACGAAATCAGCAGGTGTAAAACTGCCAAGACGCAACGAACACAAGCCGCCCAGGCTATTGCAGACGGTGTCCGTGCTGATTGGGGTCTAGAAGGTTACGTCCTTGGCATGTCTGGCACCCCATCCCCCAAGTCACCTGTGGATTGGTGGGCGCCGACGGAGATCATTTGGCCTGGATTTTTACGCGAGGGGGATTCTAATGCGTTCAAATTTAGACTTGGGATTCACAAAAAAGAAGAGAGTGCTATGGGTAATGCCTTCTGGCAACTCGTGGACTGGAGAGACGACGAACGAAAATGTGATGTTTGCGGAGAATTTAAGGAAGAGGGTATGCATTCATGTCGTATCGGCACGGATTTGAATGGGACGGAATCGGACATTCATGATTTTAAAGCCAGCATAAATGAGGTGGCATACCTTAATGAGCGACTAAAGGGGTTGGTCATCGTGAAGCTGAAAAAGGACTGCCTCGATCTGCCAGAGAAACAGTATCGACAGGTATTCTGTAAACCATCACCAGCAACCGTCCGAGTTGCTGAAGCCTTGATGAAATCGGCACCAAATACCATTACTGGTCTAACTCGTCTTCGTGAATTGAGCGACGGGTTTCAGTATAGGGACAAGGTCGTTGGTAAGGAAACTTGTCCAATATGCAAGGGCACTTGTTTGAATACTTACTGGGTAGATCCAGAAGATTCTGAGCGTGCTTTTACTATGACCGATATGTTAGACGCAGAGTATGTATCTACATTGATTCAAACTGAGATGCCATGTGTATCATGTAATGGCACGGGCGAAGTCGCTAAGATCGAGCGTCAAGTGAAAGAAGTACCGTGTCCCAAGGAAGCGGAGTTAATTAATCTCCTAGACGAAAACGAAGAGACTGGCAGGTTGGTTGTATTCGCTGGTTTCACTGGTTCGATTGACAGAGTGACCAACGTATGTATGAAGCAGGGTTGGGACGTGATTAGGGTTGATGGACGTGGTTGGTTGACTTTTAAGGCTGACGGAGAAACAACAGCCGAAGCGCCATTGGATTATTGGGCTGACGTTGTGAATCACCCACGAGTAGTATTTGTTGCACATCCGAAGTCTGGCGGTATGGCCCTGACATTGACCGAAAGTAGAATGATCTGTTTCTACTCGAATGACTACAATCCAGAATCCCGAAGTCAGGCCGAGGATCGTATACATCGTCCTGGAATGGATATTAATCGTGGAGCAACAATAGTTGACTTGTTACATTTACCCACCGATTTAAAGGTGCTGGAGATACTGAAAGCTAATAGGCGTCTAGAACTAATGTCTCTCGGCGAATTTCAGGGCTGCTTTCAAGATGTCGAAGCATAGAAGACTAATAATCAAAGCAGTAAGTTGGGAGACTATCTCTCTGGCACTAACAGCGATGGTTTCTTACCCATTCACTGAAAGCGTTTGTACTAGCATTGAATTAGCTGGATATTGTTTTGTTGTTAAAATTGTATTTTACTACCTACATGAGCAGTTATGGGTTTAACCTTCTTTACGTCTGATCTACATCTTGGTCACGGTAATATACTCAAGCATCAGCCCGTTAGAGCCATTGAATTTGGCGACATAGATACGATGGACACCCATCTTATTGATTCGATCAATAAGACGGTGTCTAAAAATGATGAATTATGGATCCTAGGAGACTTCGCGTGGAAGGCGAGCCGTTACGGACATTATCGGCAACGCTTGAAGGTCCGTAAGTTGCATGTTGTAATGGGGAATCACGATTCGTCGTCGTTACGGATTCACGTGTCATCCTTGAATGATATGGTTTGTCATAAATTCGACGGAATTAAGTTCCACTTAACCCATTATCCTATGCTATCTTGGAGTTCCAGTAATCATGGCTCTATTCATTTATACGGGCACTGTCATGGAACGGTGGAAAATCGATTGCGTGGGAGATCTATGGACGTGGGTATTGACAACGCACGTAAGTTATTAGGTGCATGGCGTCCATTTTCAATTAATGAAGTATTAGGATTATTGAATGTTGACATTGGGAATAGTTAGATTATTGATCGACGACGTACTACCTACGCTTTCTAGTAAAGAGTCCGTAGTATGTTTATCCCGTAGTGGAATAGTCCCATGTGACTTCAAGGCTATTACTGACTACATGCAAGAGACTGGTTATCCACCGACACCTGGACCATACTCAGGAAAAGAGATGTTCCTGGATTTGGGATTTAATACGTATGACGACATAGACTTCGTACCGGACGAAGGCGTGTCGATTGTACACGATATGAACACACCCTATTGTGGTGACGAATACAGTCTCGTATTTGAATGCGGTACAATGGAGCATATCTTTGATACTGCTCAAGTGTTTAAGAATACAATTAATCTGTGTGAAGTTGGTGGGACAGTCTGCCATATATCTCCACTGACGTGGTTGAATCATGGTTTCTATAACTTTTCATTAACACTATTTTACGATGTCTATCGAAACAATGGTTTTGACGACTTCAAATTTTGGTTGATAAACTGGCCTAGGAATTATGGACAAGTGGGCTCCTCAAAGGCCATGAAGATTGATTTCACACCAACTCAAATTTTACCACCAATTGGTTCTGATTTTTTGATGGTCGCTTTTACGGCACGAAAATCGCATAAGTGTGATTTTAAGATTCCAATACAAGCGGCCTATGACCCCAGCCTCGCATTAAATACTCCACTACGAAAGCATACAAATGAATAGATGTTTAGCTTGCGGACACTTAGTTTCACGCCAATTATTCAATCCAGGTCCACAACCGTTATCGGCGTTGAATTTACCTCGGAGCGAGTCTGAAGCAGTGGATGCCAACAGATTTCCAATGAACTTTCGATGCTGTGGAATCTGTGGCCATGTGTGGAACACTGACTTCGAGTACACTAAAGTACCCTATGCGGGGGACTCAAATCTCATGTATAACAGCGGTGCGTTGTGGCAAGACCACATGCAAATGCTGGTGAGTAAGTTAGCTGAGAACAAGGCTATGTGGGTTAAGAATCCAGTTATTGATATTGGTTGTGGCGATGGGCAATTTCTTTCGTTACTACTCAAAGCAGTACCCGAAGCAAAGTGTGTGGGCTTTGAACCGGGTATTGATGGTACTAAAATTACCGAGTTTGAATGTGTACAGGATTACTTTCGACCAGAGCGAGATATTGCGGCAAGACAACCATCGTTACTTATTTGTCGCCACGTCTTAGAACATATCGCGGACCCACGTGATTTTATTGCCTCTGTTGCATACTGGTGTGGACAATGTTCCGTTGCGACCGTGTTTTTAGCTGAAGTTCCATGTTGCGAAAAGGCATTGGAGTCGGGGAGAGTGTCGGACTTTTTATACGAACATGTTTCCAACTTTACACTGAACAGTCTATATGCGATGTTTGGCACTTCTGGTTTTAAGTTGCTTGAAACTTCACGTTTATACGGGGACGAAGTGGTCGTTGGATTTTTCCAGCCGCATGAGGAAGCTTTGAAACAGAATCATCGGTCAATGCTTAAATTCTCGACTTACGTGCAGGACTCAAGAACAAATATCCAATTGAAGCAATCTAATTTGGATGGCGATGTTGTTCTATGGGGTGGCACTGGAAAGAGCGCAGCATTTTTGAATATGTTCGGATTCGATGCAGATCGCTTTCCTGTGGTGGTCGATTCAGATCCACTAAAAGTAGGTAGGTATGTTCCAGGAACGGGGCAGAGGATTGATTCACCAGATAGTTTGGTAGGACGAACACCAACTATCATTATTACAACTGCATGGCGTGCTAATGACATCTATGCAGAGATCAATCGCCGTGGCATTAGATACAAGAGTCTATTAGTTCTTAAAGACGGAGACTTGAATGAGTATACCCAATCTTGATTTGTATGACTGCCTAGCCCTACTAAAGAGGCAAGACTACCTAAAATTAACTCAAAATTTGATCGAGGTAGTTAAACATTTTAACCTTGTCTGTTATACGCAGCTAAGTCGAGCAGAGCGCGTTAATTTAGACGATTGTATGTCTACATTTTTCTTTATTTTTTCTCATCCCAGTTTTCAAATACCTGCTGATTACGCGAAGGTATTTGTTAATATAAATCATGTCATTTCAAATATGGCAATGATGTCGTCAGTTGGTTCAACGCTTCCGGCATTAAATCGAGTAGCCCTACAGGATAATAACTACGTAAAGCTTCTAACATTATCAACCTGTCAGACACCACTCGATGTGAATTTTAACGACCTGTTTACTCCTAATGCGGAGTTGACTTCGGTTTGGTGGTTGAATTATCAGACGTCAGCAGCGGGCACGCTTACCAAGGAAGTACACGATCGAGTAGTTTCCCATCTTCAGAGTATGCCAGAGAAGTTTGTATTGTCGGATTTTCGCACGGCACCACTTTATTTTCAAAGTACCTACTACTCTCCTGAAACTGATTATATCATTAAAACAGAGTTGAATCGTCAAGTACGATCCAAGTTGTCCAGTGCAAAGATACAAACAATAAATCCTAAGAGAGTGGCCATTATTACTGATAGATGGCAACCCACCACAGCGGTATATAAGAGTTGTTATCATCAAATTGAAGCGTTATCGAACAAGTATGACCTAACTTTGGTTTATTTTTCAGAGGACAGAGAATCAAAGATTGATAGGGGGCTCTTCAAAGAAACTAAGCGAGTTTACTTGGAGCCAGATATGAAGCGATTAAATTTCTCTGAGATCAAGCATAACGATTTTAAGTTTGCATACTTCCCAGATATCGGCATGAATTACGAGTCGGTTTGTCTGTCAAATATGCAAGTTGCACCAATCATGGCCACGGGTTACGGCCATCCAGTTAGTACCTTTGGTAGTAAGATTGACTATTTTATTGGTGGTATGGACGCTGAAGTGCCAGAACTCGCCGAGAAGAATTACAGTGAGAGACTAGTGCTTATACCTGGAATTGGGGCTCATCCGGTCTTTCCAAACTACGTGCGAAAAAACCCCACCCCGTCTAAATTTATTATCAACTGTTGTTGGACTGCTCCAAAGATTAACTACCCAATGCTAGAAGCATTGAAAGAAATCAAGTCGCGGGCTTCCAAGCCAGTGCATTTTCAGTTTTTCCCGTCCTGGACGGTTAGCCGATACCAGTCCGCATTACCATTTCTAACTGGAATGGACAAGGTATTTGAAGGAAATTCGACGGTATATTTTGACACTCCCTACCAACAATACCTGGAGTTGTTGGAACAAGGTCGATTTTCACTAGACTCGTATCCGTTTGGGGGTTATAACACGGTTGTGGACTCATTGTTTGTCGGATGCCCAGTTGTAACGATTGAAGGGTCTAGATTCTTTAATAGGGCATCATCTGCGTTAATGCGTAAGGTTGGATTACCTGATCTGATAACAACGAGCGTTGAAGAGTACATTGGACTGGCTGTTGAACTAATTGACAATAGCCAAGAATTAGATAGTCTACGATCCGTAATAGGTAGTACGGATTTAAAGAGCCTGTTAGTGGACAACAATGAACCTATTTCATTCGCAAATGCCATTGAGTATCTCGTAGATACCCACATCGAATTGAAGGCTTCGGGGAGTCGAAAACCGATAATCTTGGCATGAAAATTGCACTGTAAGGAAAATCATGAGTGAACTACAAATAACCGCTGTTACAATCGACGAAGTTATACCACATCCAAATGCCGATAGACTAGATCTATTACGCATTGGAGCCTACACTGTCTGTGAGACACGTGGCAAGTATAAGGCTGGGGATATTGTGGCCCATTTTCCTCCAGACATCCTATTGCCTAACATCACGGCCAAGCAGCTTGGAGTTGAGAACTACCTTAAAGACGCCATCTATCCAGGGGATACCTATAAGAGTAAGTGTCGTGTCGCGGCTATTAGATTGCGTGGTTGTGCCTCATTTGGATTCGTAGTTCAAACACGATGGGCCGCTGTTCAGAACGATGATTTAATGGCTCGTTTTCATGGCGTTAAATATGAGGCCCCCGAACCCACATGGTATAAGCAAGGCGAGTGCGCAAGCGGTGATACCCGATTCCACAAGTATACGGACATTGAAAATTATAGAACGTCTAAGTATACCTGCGCCATTCCGACTGGAACTCCGGTACGGCTCACGGAAAAGCTACACGGCGCGAACTCAAGGGTGGGTATCATTGATGGCGAGTTTATGTGTGGATCTCACAATTGCTGCAAAAAGGAATCTGTAGATTCACTTTGGTGGGCACCACTTACACGCGACATGCGTGACATGCTTCACTGTATCGCCGAGGACGGTAAGAATGTGATTGCATTCGGAGAAATCTTTGGTTCCAGGGTTCAGTTTATGGACTATGGTATCATCGGTAATTGTGGCTATCGTCTATTTGATATTTCCGTGGATGGAAATTATCTCGATTGGGATATGGTGAAGTATTACGCTACGCGGTTCTGCATCCCATTGGTACCGTTACTTTATACCGGTGAATTTACACATGGAATAGTAGATCAGCATGTTGATGGTCCAACGACTATGGGAGAAGTACACTCCGCATTCAAGGGGCGTGAAGGCATTGTAATCACGCCACTTACGGAAACATTCAGCCCGCGTCTTGATGGTCGTATGATTCTAAAGGCATTGTCGGTAGATTACCTGGAACAACGAAAGAGTGATAGCCATTAATAAAAATACGATCGAAAAATTTATCGCTAATTATCAGGGTGGCAACTTAGCTTCCGCTTTGGCCGCCTTCCTGTCTAAAGCGGCATCAATTCAGCAGGAACGTATGCGTCTAGACCAAGAATTTGGTAAGATACAGGAGGAGTTTCGAGCTAATAAAGTATGCTGGGAACGTAAGGTACAGAATTTTCAACGGGGATGTTCACACGCCGAAGTGCGTTATATTCCCGATCCCGCTGGTGGATCCGACTCTTACAATCAATGTCAATTTTGTGGTAAGGAATTCTAAATGAAGTTAAACTCTAAGAAGGCGACCGAGATCAAAACCTTGCTGGCCTTGGGTGGCCGATCACAAAAGGACATCGCTAAAAAATTTGGCGTTAGTCGGTCTATTGTTTCAGATATTGCTACGGGCAGGGCTTGGAAACAATCCTCTGGTAGTGCGCCAGCTAAATGTGCTGGTGGCCAATCAAAGGCGTCGGTCAACTACGACCCCACAGATGCCCGAATCTTAGAACTAGGGTCAGAAGTCCTACATCTACGGGATGAGCGTAGCACGCTACAACGACAGGTTAAGGCCATGTCCAAGACTCATGGCCTATTTAAAGCCGTCGCGAATGAAATGGAATCGATAGTAGTGCCTCTAACTTCTCTGCCTTCTTATCCGATTACCATGGGACTGAACTCGAAACAAATCGATGAACATCTAGTGATGCACATTAGTGACGGACATCATGACCAAATTGTGCGTCCGGAAGAATGTGGCGGCTTGGAACGCTATGACTTTAAAATCAGTGCTCGTAGGGCTGAAGTCTACGTAGATACTGTCCTAGATTGGTCGCAACAAACATTGTCTCCGCAATTTAATTTCAAGTCCCTAACAGTGCTGGCGTATGGCGACCATACCTCCGGTGAAATTCATGGTAGTATGCAGCGATCTTATTTCCGAAATATGTTTAAGAACTCTGCCGCTATCGGTCAACTTCATGCTTTAATGTATCGGGATCTCGCCCCTTATTTTGAGACAGTCAATATTGTTTATGTTCCTGGAAATCATGGTCGGAGATCTATTAAGAAGGACTATCACGGGGCACAGGACAATTGGGATTATTTAGTTGCGGACACGGCTCGACAGTATTGTCGTGATATCGAGAATCTCAATTTTGTTATACCTGATTCGTGGGCTATTAATTTGGATATCGGCGGTGTTGGATTTAGTTGCTTCCACGGGGACGACATTCGTAGTAATCTTGGTGTGCCGTGGTATGGCATGGAACGGAGACAGAATCGAATAACTGCTTTGACTTCAATGCAGGGCGGTAATCGCGTGCGGTATCTATGTTGTGGGCATTTTCATCGGCCTGCGACACTGGCTCAATTTGATGGCGAACTAATTATTAATGGCCCGTGGGTGGCAACGGACGCATACGCCTTCAACGCTCTTGGTGCATATACCGAACCGTCACAAATGTTACATGGTGTCAGTGAAAAGTATGGTGTTACTTGGAGGTTACCAGTTAAACTAAAGACAGACAATGAGCATCTAGGTCCACAACGGTATAAGATTCCACTGATGTCGGAGGTTGGATATGACTCGAACCTGTGATTTAGAGTATCAGACCATTAGTAGTGGAAATACTCTTATTCTAATGCACGGGTTGCCCCGTTCTGGAAAGTCAACTTGGGCACGGCAACAAGGATTTCCAGTCGTAGACACGGACGCTATAAGACTGTCTAAGACCGGGCAACGATGGTACGGACCAACCGAGCATGAAATAGCCCCCTTTGCGCTCACAATGATTCGTGCATTATTTGTAGCGGGGCATAAAACAGTAATACTAGATTCCAATGCATACCTACGAAAAGAACGAGATTTTTTTTCGATGCTCCAGCGATATTCTGTGGGCTCGGTATGTTAAACTGATTAACACACCAATAGAAACTTGCAAGTTGCGTGCAGAAGCCACATATCCGGATTTGGTTCCTATTATTGACTGGTTTGTAGAAAATCATCAGTTGATTGAATATGACGAGGATATTAAGACATGGATCTAAACTACCATACACATGGAGTTACCATAATGCCAGACTTTATTTCTGCACTAGATTTCTTAGGAATTGAAAAGGACCCTGAAGATGACGCTGAATGACCAGTTATTACAGCAAGCAGAGAAGCAGGTTGAGGGTTCCGACGCACTTGTAAAGTGTACAGCAGTGTGCTCAAAACTGATGCAGGCGCTTCCACGTATCTTTCCAGAACCAGATGAACTCTACTCTCGTCCGGATTTTGAGTATGATGCTGCATTGATCTATAATCTCCGGAAGGGCGAAAGGGGCGAATCACTCCGAATGATTCTTAGTGTCACTTTTGCTGCGACCGAGTGGGAGGGAGAAAAGGATGGAGATTTCTTTAATCTACGAGTTCTAGTAAAGATTGACGGACTCTCTCTGCTCCTTAAAATAATTGGTGCCGATCCAACAGAGTATAAATTAAGTAGTCCACGGCAGATAGGACTTAAATTAATAGGAACTCTTGTCTGTACTAAGTTTGTTCCGTGGGAGATCACTCGTCCAGACGTGACACCAGCAATCTTACTCGAATCGTGCGTCCGGTCAAATGTTGGCTCCTACGTAGCCTCCAGACAATCTCAAATTCTAAGTGAACTTGCAGTGGTGCTACCGACGTTACCTCAAGCTGATGAAGTTTCGGCCGCATTGGGGCTAAACTATGACGCTGATATCACTTATATACAGGATCCTTACGGTAAAAAACGGCAGTATTTAGATAAGCATCTAGGATACCGTGGTTGGGCGGCGACTGTTGATAAAAAGACAGCGGATTTTAGCCTGCATACTATCCTCGATATCAAGAGTAAACTGGGTACAATACGATTACGTGTGACTATTTTCTCAGCCTGTCAGTATCGAGAGCAGTTATTTCTTGTTGCTGACTTGCCTTCAATGTTAATATACCGAGCCTCACGTGAAACCGATGAGGATTACACAAAAGTTTTACAGCAGTTTGAGGGAAAATATGACGATTGACGAGGTGGCTCTGTATCTGAAAGACAAACATAACCTACTAGAAGAGGCACTTGCCCTCGAATCCCTAGCCCCACGTAGGCGTAGTATACACCACATGTCACTGCGAGAAATCGGTGGCCTAATCGGAAAATCTTATGATTGGGTTCGACGCCGATTAGCCTTACGTAAGTTACCGCCTGAGATACAGAAAGCAGCCGAAGAGGGTATTTTTACAGCAACCGATTTACAGGTCGTAACGACTTTACCCAAGGCTAAGTGGAATAGTACAGCCAGAAGGGTAATGCGAGAAAAGAAGGCAGGTAAAAAAGTAGGTATCGCCGACTTACATAAACGAACCACCCGACAGACACCACAACGTATGACTCAGATGCTTGTCTACCTGAGTAATAAGGAGATTGGCGGATTAGTGCCACGAATGGTGGCGTGGTGTATGGGTGTTATCGACGATAAGGAAATATACTCTGATATTAAAGAGTTTTTAGGAGACCAGGATGCAGAAGACTAGAACAAATCCAACCCCCGAAGAGTTAAGTAAATATGACGCTGAGGGCACTGTAACCCCGTCTAAACTCGTTAAAGGAACCAAGTTATTTATTGAGACCAATGCACGTATTTTTGAGTTTCAGACGCTTGGTAACGATAAGGCTATGGTTAGAAGTACAGGTACCGACTTTAAGAAGGACACATTATGCCGAATTGTCGGAAGTTTAGACAAGGATGGTATGGTATTTGCAGATAGAGTAGTACGAGAGAAGCACCTGATTATTTCGTTGCCCAAGGGGCGACATGTAACGGGCTTGATAAGGGCGGCGAGTTTACAAGGTGCTGGCTGGTCGTATGAAATGTGGAAATAAATGAAGAAATACGAAAATCAAACAAGTCGAGTTATATCTTAGCTGATAAATATGGTGTTCACTTTAGCACGATTGGTTACATAAAGAGACGAAGGTTGTGGGCACATGTCAAATAGTCAACTTATATTTTGTGATCTTGAGACCTGCGGCCTACACTCGATGGGTGTTTTATTGCAGTGGGCTGAAGGCGACGGCCCCATCCACCTATGGGAGATCTGGAAGGAGCCGGTTCAGCGAACCCTCGATCTACTTGAATATATAACCAAGCATGAAATAGTTGGATTTAATCTTGTTTTTGATTGGTATCATATCTCGAAATTATATACCATTTGGTCCCTGCTTCCTCGTGATTGGATCCCCGAACAGCATATTGAGGAAATTGCCCAACTAGAGCCGCAAGGTATGGACGGCCCCTGTTTGAAGCCTGTGGCAGCCTGCGACCTACTTCTACACTCACGGAAGGGCCCCTACCAGTCTTTAATGGCCCGCGAGGACATACGCATTAGACGCGTTCCTACGTCCCTTGCTTACGCCTTAGCCCAGGAACTCGAAAAGATAATCGAGTTCGATGGCATCTATTTTGCCAAGACAGTGGATAAAACCGCCCCTCGCTGGAAGGTCTTTGATATTGTTTCAAAGAAGGGTATTGTTAATCAGGATTTTAAGGACGTTGTACTCAAGTTTCACGCGGCTGGTGGTCTCAAGTTCCTAGCTGAATACGCCCTAAAGATGCCTCCTAAGTACCACTATGCCGACGTCGAATTGGATTCGAGTTGGAGGCCATACGAACTAGGATATGCTCCAACAGCATTGGCAGTCGCCAAAGCACCAGATTGGGAGTGTTATAATACAGATGGAAAGCTGATCGGAATGGCGTGGCCAGCCTTAATCCGGGAGCATATTCGGCACTGGCACGAGAGTGAGCCAGCACGTGAGTATGCGAGGGCCGACGTTGTCTACACCAGATTATTGTGGGAACACTTTGGTAAGCCTGAAGCTGGTGATACAGACAGTGAATTGGCCTGTATGGTTGCAGCGGTTCGCTGGCACGGTTTTACAATCGATGAGCCAGGTATCGAGGACCTACTTCAGCACGCTGTATCTGTTGTTGCACAATCTCCCGTAAATATCAATCAACCTCCCGCTGTACGTCGATATCTATCGGAATGTATGGATGAGATGGAGCAATTGATAATTGAAGAAAGCACCAAAAAACAAAACATCGAACAGATTGCAACATGGACAATTGAAGAGGAGGAACCTTGCACCAAATGTGAGGGTGAGGATCCGAGATGTATACGTTGCAATGGTACTGGAAGACTATTTAAGGGGGCACACCCCGCCGCTGTTCGGGCAGTAGAATTGTTAGCTGTTAAAGAAGCTTCAAAGGAAGTCGAACTATACACTAAATTATTACGTGCTGGCAGGTTGCATGCAAGTTTCAAAGTGATTGGTACACTTTCTTCACGCATGTCTGGTGGAGACGGATTAAATGCGCAAGGTATTAAGCACGCTAAAAACGTTCGTAAAATGTTTCCACTCGCTTGGGACGGGATGGTACTCTGTGGTGGAGACTTCGACAGTTTTGAAGTGACGATTGCAGACGCAGTCTTCGACGATCCTGGCTTGAGACAGACGCTTTTAGATGGCAAGAAGATCCATGCGATTCTTGGTGTAGAATTATACCCAGGAATGACATACCAAGAGATTGTTGATTCTGATGGTGCCGTAACCCCACTGGTGGATTATTATACCAGATCCAAACAAGGAATGTTCGGATTCATGTACGGTGGAGATCACTCAACCTGGAATAAGCGCCTGAATATACCAGAGGAGCAAGCGCGGAAAGCCTATGATAAGTGGTGTGCTAAGTATCCTGGTATTGGCAAATCTCGTATGCGTATCTATGACGATTTTTGCTCGATGCGTCAGCCAGCGGGAATCGGTAAACAAGTAGTCTGGAAAGAGCCAAAGGATTACGTGGAATCATTCCTCGGATTCCGAAGGTACTACACCTTAGAGAATCGTATCTGTAAAGCTTTATTTGGACTGGCTAATAAACCACCTGCGGCATGGCATAATGCGAAAATTCGTGTCGTGAGGCGAGATCGACTTCAGTTGCCTGTTGGAGCAACTCAGAGCGCTTTATATGGTGCAGCATTTCAGATTCAAGCCGCAAATATGCGTGCAGGCAATAATCATTTGATACAATCGCCAGGGGCCGAAATCACTAAACAGGTTCAAAGACGGATCTGGGATTTGCAGCCATCAGGTGTGAATGAGTGGTATGTCGCACCTTTTAATATACATGACGAAATTAACTGTGTGACACGACCAGAATCAGTGGATGCAGTCGCCCAAGTAGTCCAAGAAACAGTAGAATCCTACCGCCCTCAAGTTCCACTTATTGGTATGAAGTGGGTGAAGGAAATGACAAGCTGGGCGGAAAAGAAATCTGGTGCCGACATGGTACATATAACATGGAAAAAATAAACACGCCTAAAAAACTAGATGTCTCCTTGGTTAATGTGGACTCTTTTTGGTCCAAAGTAGCCAGAGGCCCTAAGAATGAATGCTGGCTTTGGGAGGGTACTCGCCATACTGCCGACCATTATGGCCAATTTCAAGTCGGGTCTAGGCGTGTATTAGCCCATCGAGTCGCCTATCAATTAGTACACGGGCCAACTAATAAACAAGTTTGTCATGCTTGTGACGTCACACTTTGTTGTAATCCAAGTCATTTATTTGAAGGATCCCAAGGAGACAATATACTTGATATGGTGCAAAAGGGCCGGGGATCCACCCAAAAATTAACCCCTGTCGAAGTGAAGTGCATACGAATCTTGGTCGAAAATAAAATCTCTAAGACAGCTATCGGTAAAATTTTTGCCATAAGTAAATCGACAATCCAGCATATAATTAAGGGTCGATCTTGGAAATGGTTATAAGATTTAGATCGCGGTGAACTAAAAATGTTTAAGGTCAAAAGCGTAATTTTGAGGTTCCGTTCTCGGGAGGAATAGTATGAGATATGCAGTAGGAACAGACGTAACGACGGTTTATGAAAACGCTACCGAGGTAACTGCTACCTTCAGCGAGATGTCACCGGCAGTATTTAAGTTGCTGGTGGCCACATTAAATGTGGCTAAATTAGTTGCTGGCGAGGATTATAAGCTAGAAACATACCATAAATTCAACGAAGTTTTAGTTGGGGATACGAATCAATGGTAGATCACATCTGTGAAAATTGTACCTATTATAATCCACAGGGGTGGCATATCTGTGAGTGCCCTAAGATGATCTACGGATACTACGGTCAAATACCTCTGCCGGACGCCGTATTAGTTGAGGATGACGAAGGTTGGGGGATGAAGCCTGGACCTAAATTTGGTTGTATACATTGGGGTGAAAATGGGACTGTATAATCTAGTTATAAATCACATGGCCGACAATGTGAATTTTACACGCTTACTTGCATTACTTATCCACAGTAATAAAGTGGATGATATTGCATTTCCTCGGGATAAGTTGATTGGTGATCTCGATGAATTTCGACCGGGGGATCGAATTAAGATAACCTGGATGGATCCTTATCGCACACAATCGGGATTCTTATTTTCACTTCCTGGATTACCAGACGAACTTGTTGTTCAAATACCGGAGAATGAAGACGACCCTGAAACACAGAGTTGGTATGTCTTCAAACATTTAGCAATCACCGCCTATCTAATCGAGAGGGATCTATGAGCGAAGTCGCGGAATATAAAATCATGTATGAACTCACTACTAGACAGATTCGGGCACTGGCTAGTCAACAAAATATGGACGGCTGGGACACGGCCGATATTGCAAATCTAAAACGAAAGCTATTAGTATGCGAACCGGTTCTCGAATTATTGGAGCAAGACGAATGAGATTTCATCTATTTGGGTTAGCGAACATCCCAACGTGTAAAGAGAATACCTATGAACCCATGACTCCACTGGTTTGGAACATGGCTAAGATGCTACATGACCACGGCCATCACGTCATCTTCTATGGTGCCGAGGGGAGTAATCCACCTTGTAGCGAGCTAGTAAATATCGTTCCAAAGGATTTGTTACCTGATCCCGCTATTGGAAATCACGGTGTACCCATGGCAGCATGGAAAAACGACGGCGGCAGCCCTTCCTGGCAGTCTTTCATAAATACTGGACGACTGGAATTGCGTAAACGCTACCAGACGGGTGATATTTCACTCATTAGTTTTGGTCAGTACCAAAGATTCGTGGCAGAGGAATCAAAACTCGCTTGTGAATTCATGTGCGGATACTCAGGTATTTTTAGTTACCATAAGGTTTTTCCATCTAGTGCTTGGATGCATTATCTATATGGTGAACTCAAAATGGAACGAAACCCCACTTGGACTGATTGTGTCATCCCACATTACCTGGATCTAAGTGACTTCAGATACCAAGAGGAAAAGGGCGACTATCTTCTATGTCTGGGTCGAATCGATCGAGATAAGGGCACAGACATCGCCATCGACATCGCAAATAGGAGTGGCTCCAAGATCATCGTTGCCGGTGTCGATATGGTAACGCACGATATTCCGGATTGGATTAAACAAATGCCGGGTAACGTAGAATTTGTTGGCTACGTGGATACAAAGCGAAGACTCGAACTATTACGTGGTGCCAAGGCATTATTGCATCCATGTAGGTGGTTGGAGCCATTTGGGATGGTTTTAATTGAATCGTTGGCTTGTGGCACGCCGATTATTGCTAGTGACTGGGGTGCCCTACCTGAGATTATTGAAGAGGGTAAGACTGGTTTTTGTTGCCGGGATATGTCTGAGTTTATACAGGCCGTAAAGAATGTGTCATACTTAAATCCGCGTGATTGCCGTATTTCCGCCGAACGGGATTATGGGCTGGAGATTGCGTATACAAGGTATATGAAGTACTTTACGCGACTTGCCAAACTACTGGGAGGTGGCTGGTATGAGACCAGAGGTATCTGGCGTGGACCAGATGTTGTTGGGCGGGTACGCCGACTACAACCGACTGATAAACCACTACGAGGGGCAGAGATCGGTGTTGATCGCGGTGCTTTGTCAGGGTATCTCATGTCTGAACTACCTAATCTCAATTTGTTATTGGTTGATACCTGGAGTACCTTCGCAGACGATTCAGGGTACACAAAATCTGGTGATCTTGTAACCCAACGAACACAAGAACAGCGGGATGCTGATCTGTTTGAAACTATGCGTGTCACTCCTCGTGATCGTTCTTGTATCTGTAGAATGACATCCGCCGAAGCTTCTGAAAAGGTTTTAGACGGATCGCTTGATTTTGTATTCATTGACGCAGACCATAGTTATGAGGGTGCCAAATCTGATATACAGTTATGGGCCTCTAAGATACGAGATGGTGGCATTCTTTGCGGGCATGACTTCGGTATGGAAACGTGGTTCCCTGACTGGGGTGTTACAAAGGCGGTTACTGAGTACGCGGAAAGCGTTGGTAAAACTGTTGAGTTGGGTTCTGATTGGACATGGTTTATCCAGGTGTAAAATGGGAATCAAACAGGGTATCTATGACTCGACGCTAGACGCTATTATGGTGTCCTTTCAGAAAATACCCGACTATTTAGAGTACATGAATTTTTCGTCCATACTATTGGAACGACTATTCAACAGTGCCTACGAGAGCGGATTTTCAGAGGAATTTCAATTACAACTGAGTCAACTATTTCTAGATGAAATACAGCGACAGCAGTTACAATTGTTAGACTTACGCCAGAATACTAAGAAAGATATTGAGTATCTAAAGTTTGTAGGGGAAAATCTTTAATGGATAAACCAAGGATACGCAAACAACATGGGCCTGAATACGGAATACAACGTGAGGTTGTACGTTTTCTACGCCTGCGCGGCTGGTGGGTGGAGCGTTTAATTGGTATGGCTTGGCAATCCGGATTATCGGATCTCTTAATTTGTCATAGACATTATGGTGTTAGACTTTTGGAGATTAAACAACAAGAGCACTTCAAATTTACACGAGCCCAGAAAGCCAAGTTTCCAAGACTGATGGAAAATGGTGGCGGGGTTTGGATTATGACTGAGGCTTCTGAGGAACAGTATCAAAGACTATTTAAGGGGCCCAATCTCTGGGACTACCTAAAACCTGAAGAATGCCTGACATACGATGAGCAAGTAGACGATTGGCTAGAAGATATAACTAACGAAGAAGAGGATTAATTATGCCAGTAAAACAAGTGGTCGTCAGCGGAAAGCCAGCATATCGTTGGGGCGAGCACGGTAAAGCTTATACTTACACGCCAGGAAACGCTACCAGCCGAGAGCGTGCTAAAAAGAAGGCAATAAATCAGGGTCTAGCAGTGGCACGCGCCACTGGAACCAAGCCAGAACTATGATAATCCCTATAACAAACAAGTGGTCTTGTATGGCAGCGTCATTTTCAATGGCGTTGGGCATACCATTTGCTGTATTCATTAAAGAGATCGGGCACGATGGAAGTCAACCTTTTTTCGCAGACGAACAGTTTCATAGGGGATTTCACATTCAGGAGTGTATTGACGTTTGTTTAAAACATGAATTCTCTTGCACAGAAATTCAAGCCTATTTTGGTTCTACACCCTTCTTTGGCTCGAAAGAAACTATTCCAGTTTACTCACAAGAGGCATGTGCTAAACGGTTTGAAGACTATCTACATTCCACATTTAGAGGGGTTCTTGGTGGTATGGTTATGCGTACCAATAATCTAACTGTTGGGCACGCGGTATGCTGGGATAGTAAACTTATACACGACCCTCGCGGTAGATCATACAGTTTTGAGGCTGCGAAATTAAACAACTTTTATCCACAGACACTTTGGATTCTCACTAAGACGGAGCAATAAATGCCGAAACGAAGTTGGAAACTTGATGATCCATTGTTTGAATCCCTGCCAAAATACGATAAAGATCGCACGCAAGAATTACTAGACTTGATTCAGTCCAATAAGGACACACCAAAAGACGAATTAATACTCCAGCTTCTAGCATTATGCAAGATAATTTTACAGAGATTTTTGCGTGGTAATCATGCTATTAAACGGAATCTCCCTGATATAATTGGTATTCTTATGTTGCGTACTTGTGCTTGGGTTGACACCTTAAAGCATGGGCCGAAAAATAATGTAAAATCCCCGAGTTATTATTGGCAGCTAGTAAAGAATGAAATTAATGATTTTAAACTGGATGGTACTAACCCTAATGTCTCTGGTGCTTGGTTGTGTAGGCAAGCAAGACACGGTAAATTACAACCTCAGCAGGTTTATTTGAAAGAGGATCTATTACAGATAAATCCAACTGAGACTTTAGAGCTAGAAGATATACTAATCACACTGGCTGAAACGGAACAGGAACGTGGTGTTGTTATCCTGCGATTTAACGGATACACGGATGCCGAAATTGCAACCCAGTTTAATACAACCAGACGGTGCATTCAACTTATTCGAGCAGGCTTAGAATCTAGGTACGATCACTATTTACAGAGGAACAACCAATGCGTCTAGTATTTACTTGTGCTGCAATTATCCTAGCGGTAGCATATTTTACCAGTAGCCAGGACCGAATTTTACAGGAACAACAGACCTCTATTGCAGTCACAGAAGTCTTATTGTCTACTGAAAAGAGACTAACCAAAACCGAAGATAAGCTTGTTGAATGCGTAGACTATGTGAATCAACTGCGTGCAACAAACGCACTTCAAGAGACGGTAGTAGAAAATACGGCAGCGACCGTAAAGGAATTAACTGATGATAACGCTGAATTACAGAAAGAATTGGACTCCGTTTCTACTAAATTTTCAACCGCATGGTCGCAGTTAATCAAGACTCAGACCGATGTTAAGTCCCTAAATGACAAGATTCAAAAGTTGACAGCCGAGAATACCAAGTTGACAGCCGAGAATACCAAGTTGACAGCCGAGAATATCCAGCTAAGAAAAGACGCGAATCGCAAGAGTCGCTAATACCACTAGAACTAAATTTAAGTAAGGAAAATTAATGCCTAATAAGCCTTCATTCGCTCAAACAATAATGGATCGAACCTATTCTCACTATTTAGAGGACGAGAATAGGCTTGAAACCTGGGAAGAGATTGCCACCAGAGTAACAAAAAATGTTATGAAGTCCGTTGGTGTCAATATGCGACAAAAACTCGCACAGGATATTCAACGGTTCATTGCTGAGAAAAAATTGATCCCAGGTGGTCGATACTTGTATGCCTCTGGTAATACTCGGCATCAAATTAACAATTGTCTGGCTCTAAAAGTCTATGACAGTCGTGAAGGTTGGTCCGAACTCTTGTCCAAGGCCAGCATGGGTCTAATGACAGGCGCAGGTATTGGTGTGGACTATAGTGATATTCGCTGCGAAGGTTCCCCAATTCGTAAGACAGGTGGAGTCGCGACTGGCCCCATCTCTCTCATGCAAATTGTTAATGAGTGTGGTAGGGGGATAATCCAAGGCGGAAATCGTAGGTCGGCGTTATGGGCGGGACTTCGTTGGAATCACCCAGATATCCATAAGTTCATTCGTATTAAAAACTGGCCGTCTGAAATACAGTCTTTAAAGGCAAAAGACTATAGTTTTCCAGCGGTTTTAGATATGACTAATATCAGTGTTCAGTTGGACGATGATTTCTTTGAAGCCTACCAAGACGACGAACATTCGCAACATGCTTTGGCTCATGGTGTTTATTGGGCCTGCATAGAACAAATGCTAAAAACGGGGGAACCAGGATTTTCCATTGACGCTGGAAAAAACGCTGGAGAGACTTTGCGAAATGCACCAGTGAGCGCTGATACGCATGTTTTGACAGACGCGGGATATACTAAAGTCAAGGATATCATTGGCATACCAGTAACACTATGGACTGGAAAACAGTGGGCTAAGAATGTTATCTTTGAATGTACTGGAATCAATGTCCAGACGCTAAAAGTAAAGATGTCGAATGATCGAGAGATAAACGCGGATCCTAGTCATGAATTTGTTGTACAGCTTGGCCTCGGATTGACGATCAAAATACCGGCTAGGGATCTAAAAATTGGTCAGGTATTAAAGTCGGACGACAATGTCACAGTGTTATCGGTAGAACCAGACCGCATCGAAGACGTATACTGTTGTAATGTAAACTGTCCAGAGCATACATTCGTAGCAGAGGGTGTGGTTATTTCAAATTGCGGTGAATTATCTGCAAAAGAATCTGACGAACCTTGTAATTTAGCCAGCATCAATCTTTCAAAGGTAGAGAGCCTGGAAGAACTTAAACAGATCGTTGACGTAGCAACCGCCCTCTTACTGGCGGGTTCCGTATACTCGGACGTGCCATATAGTGATGTGGATAAGATGCGAACAAAGAACAGGCGACTTGGTTTGGGTCTTATGGGCGTACACGAATGGTTACTTATGCGAGGTAAACCCTATGGACCTGACGAGGAATTGGGGCAGTGGCTTTCTCATTATGCTAAGTCTGGCAAGTATGCAAATAAGTGGGCGGATGAGTGGGGACTCTCGCGTCCGAAGAAGACTCGTGCAGTTGCCCCTACCGGGACGACCAGCATCGTAGCAGAAACTACAGGCGGTATTGAACCCATTTTCTGTGTGTCCTACAAGCGACGATATCTAAAGGGCGATCAACAGTGTTATCAGTATGTAGTTGATCCATGTGCAAAGCGTTTAATCGAGGGAGGCATAAAGCCAGAATTGATCGAGGACGCCTACACACTTGCACAAGATGTTGAGAAGCGTGTTGCATTCCAAGCCTGGGTTCAAAACTACGTGGATCATTGTATTAGTAGTACAATCAACTTGCCAGCATACGGATCCGAGTTAAATAACTCGAATTTAATCCGACCCTTTGGTTCTATGCTAATGCGATATCTACCTCAATTACGTGGGATTACTTGTTACCCAGATGGTAGTAGATCTGGTCAGCCGTTGTCACCTGTTCCTTATGAAGAGGCCACGAAGCATGAAGGGGTGGAAATGGTGGAAGAGTCCATGAATATTTGTAGTCTGAGAGGTGGTAGCTGTGGAGATTAAGAATTTAATGCGGCAGGCATACCTCTATGGAGACTGGTTCAGTGTTGACAAGAGCACACATCTGGGTGCAATACTCGTCGATGACACGGGTAAAATGCGTGCAATGGGGGTAAATACATTCACGGACGACACCCAAAAGGAAGTGGAAGCTAATTATTTCAGGCCGCGTAAATACCAAGTTACCGAGCATGCGGAACGTTCAGCCATCTACTATGCAGCTAGGAATGGCATAGCAACGCGTGGATTGACACTCATTTGCCCGTGGGCATCGTGCCCAGATTGTGCCAGGGCTGCGGTTATGGCCGGTATCAAGGAAGTGATTGGGCATAAACAGGCATTTGATAGGACGCCAGATCGGTGGAAAGACGAGATCAATGTAGGTTTCGAGATCCTAAAGGGTGGTGGTGTAACATACACCTTCTACGATGGTAAAATCGGGGACGTAGAGAATCTATTTAATGGGGAGATTTGGCATCCATGATAACAGTAGTCGAGCCACGTTTTTATTGGCCAGAAACAACACGCTTTGATGGCATCTTGCAACATATCGAACGCTGTGGACGCACATGCTATAGGTCAGAATCTCGGATCACTGAGGATTCATCCGAGAGATTTGTTAAAATGATTCGACAATCAGGGCATGAAAGTGTCCTGGAGCATGTATCTTTAACTGCGATTGTTGTTTGTAGTCGGGCCTGTTCGCACCAACTTGTTAGGCACAGGATAGCTGCGTACTCTCAGGAGTCGATGCGGTTCTGTAACTATGGTAAGTCAGAGAGTTTGCAGGTTGTTTGTCCTCCAAGTATTGGACTATCACCACGAGACTATAGCATCGATGATACTGATTATTTGTTTGCAAGTGATATGATTAATTATCGACAATTTTGCTGGCTAAATCTACGAGAAACAGAATACGCAGAATATCTTAGCGAACTTAAAGAGGGCATCTTACCAGAGGATGCCCGGTATAATTTACCAAATGCAACCAAGACAGAACTTGCCACAACCTTTGATCTGCGTCAGTGGCGACATGTCTTTAAGGAGCGTGCCTTGAATAAACACGCACAATGGGAAATTCGCAACATCTTCTCTGGTATTCTTGCAGATCTAAAGACACGGATTCCTGTTGTTTTTGACGATTTGGCATAATACTTGCTATTAAGAGAGCCATGAAAAGACGAGAATTTTTAATGCAGGCCCACAAATACAACGCAGTAAAATGCGATGTTTCTGGGCATTATATCTCTGAAAAGTTAGACGGAAGCCGATGTTTTTGGGATGGAGGGATCAGCCGTGGGCTACCAACCGAAACAATACCTTGGGCCAATATCTTGGACCCAAAAACAGGTTTAAAGAAGTCTAAAATTAAACCCATTGCATCGGGTTTATGGTCCCGGTATGGTAATCCAATTATAGCCCCAGATTGGTGGTTGAATCAATTGCCATGCATTCCGTTGGATGGCGAGTTGTGGGCGGGTCGTGGAAAGTTCCAACTATGCCGTTCTATCTGTGCTAAAGATGTGCCCGTCTCCAGTGAATGGGCTCTATTAGACTATGCCATAATCGACAGTCCTCCATTTTCAGCCGTCTTTATGGATGGCCGAATCAACTGCCCCAATTTTAGGCACGAAATTAACCTGGACTGTGTTTCTAAGTGGCTAGCCTCGCGTGATAGTCTCTTGCATGATTACAAATTCCTACCACTCGGTATGATTTTTGAACAGACTATGGCACTTCTACAGCAATCTGTCCCATCAGAAGGCAAAATCTATCTACTGAAACAGAAGATTCTACCCGTGTCGAATGCCGCTGAAGCAGTTGAAAAAGAACTCGAACGGGTTCTCGATTTGGGTGGGGAAGGTGTGGTAATCCGGGATCCAACGAGTTCATGGATGCCCCAGCGACTGCACACGGTGCTTAAATACAAGCCATATTCTGACGCTGAAGGTACGATTATAGGATTTACCAGTGGTAGGGAGACTGAGAGGGGCTCTAAGCATCTAGGTAAGATCGGTGCCCTCATTCTAGACTACAAGGGTAAGAGGCTGGAGCTATCAGGCTTAACGGACGAAGAACGGGAGTTTGCTGACAAGGATCAATTTTTCGCCACCTGTAATCCAGGTAAGGTCATGCCCGCTGGGACCTATGGAAAGCACTTCCAACTAGGCCAAACGATCACATTTAAGTACCGAGAATTATCAAATGACGGCGTTCCAAAGGAAGCCAGATACTTTAGACCACGGGATGAGGAATAATATGAGAAAACCTGCGTACCTATCGCCCAGCCAACTGGGCCTCTTTGAAAGCAACCGTGAGGAATACTATCTAAAGCATCTGGCAGAGGTTCGTGCGCCCAAGATTCCGCAAGCCAACTATATGAGTGTGGGTAGTGCATTCGATGCGTATGTCAAGTCAGCCCTACATGAATCGTTATTTGGCAAGGCTAATGACCCTAGGTTTGAGTTCACTACCTTGTTTGAGACACAGGTGGAAGCCCACAACCGCGATTGGGCCCTTGGGGCTGGATTACATGCATTTGAGTCCTACAAGATTTCAGGAGCATACGACGAACTACTGGCATTGCTACGTCAGAGTAAGTGTGCTCCACAGTTTGAGTTTACAATTGATGGAACAATTGAAAACGTACCCCTGTTGGGAAAACCTGACTTGCGGTTTATCCATTCTGGCGGTGCCCACATAATTCTAGATTGGAAAGTTAGCGGATTTTGTTCAAAATCAGCAACAAGCCCGTGTAAAGATTATAGGATGGTACGCGACGGGTGGGTGGGAAAGCAGTCCCGTGGTGTTAATTTAGCACACAAGGGGTATATTCCAATCGAGTGGAAGGGCATCGAGATTCACGGAGGTTGGTTAGAGAATGCCAATATGGATTGGGCTGACCAGCTTTCTATTTATTCATGGATGCTTGGAGAGCCAGTCGGATGCGAGAACGTGATTGTTTGCATCGATCAGATTGTGGCCAAACCAAATGAACCATATCCGCTGTTGCGAGTGGCTAACCATCGTTCAAGGATTTCATCGAGCTACCAACGGACAGTCATGGAACGACTTAGAGTGTGTTGGACTGCCATCGAAAGCAACTACATTTTTACGGACATGCCAAAAGAAGAAAGCATCGCCCGATGCGAACTCCTGGATAGTATGGCTCTTAGGACTAATCTTGACTCGCCCGAACAGCAGTACATCAATGACATAACCCGTCAGAATAAATTCAAATGAGTACCAGAAAGTTTCAATCTGCCGATCTTAACTACATCTTGGATATTGATCTCAAGTGTTTTGGCGACAACTGGGAATACCATCAGTGGAGAGAGACGGTTCAGGATGCTAATTGCGGTATCCTGATTGGAACACACAGGAGTACACCAGTGGGGTTTATTACCTGGACCAGCAAGGATCCAGAAATTCTACGCCTGGGTGTTAAACCTGACTACCAGCATCAAGGTATTGGATCCCAACTCCTTCAGACGGTTGAAATTTTGCTTGCAAAACAAGGTATCAATGAAGTGAGGCTCCCTATAACTGAGAGTCTTGTATTGGGTTCAGGTAAACTCCTAAATTGGCTACTCAAGCGTGGTTATTCAGCAGGTTGCTTGTTGCGTGGTAAAGGACTGTATGCAGGTGTAACTGAGGATAAGATCGAATTTCGCAAACTTCTAGTGGAGGTGACAAAGAGTGAGATTAAGTAAGTTAAATTGTCGCATGAATCGCCAGGACTTTAATGACACACGCACAGACGGTTCACACAGGTATACCAAAGCTGAACGCGGAGAGATCTATAACCAATTAGCAAAGAAATTTCTACGGGAAAAGGGGATTATTGGACCAAAGATTCCTGGACAATGGACTTACAACGACATTACTGTGACCGCTCACACCCGTTCAGAAGCTAGAGCTATGCTAAAAATGGAACTTGGACTAAAACGTCTACCCGTTGGAGCCAAGATTGAAAGGGTTATTGTATGATTAAACTTATTTCGGATAGACTTAAAGATGCTGAGTTAACGGGGGCCGTGCTGCTAAATATTTTTGACCATCTTGAAACGGTGATGTTAGACTCTAATTCAGGGCAATCCGCAATAACCTTGGGATACTTAAATCCAGAGGATACGCTAGAGGAAGGCACCTTTGTGCCGACAATTAACCTAGTATTAACTCGTTACCAAAAGCCGGACTGATGGACTATCCAACAAATGTGCATATCGAGACGACGGGTAGGTGTAACTCACGTTGCACCTTTTGTCCGCACAGTATATCTCCACGTCGAAATATGGATATGCAACCTGCCCTATTCAATAAGATACTAGGGGATCTTAAAGATATCCCACAACCATTTATACTCACGCCATTTAAGTTGGGCGAGCCAATGCTCGATCCATTCTTTTCCCGTAGATTGCTTCAAATCGAGCAGGAATTGCCTAATGCATTGTTTGAGATACACACAAATCTCAATAAACTACCAAAAGATTTGATCTCTAGCCTACGGCGATTACATAACGTTAAGCATCTTTGGATTTCATTGAATCATTACACGAAACAAAGTTATAAAGAGACAACCGGCCTTGATTTTGAAAAGACCGTTGCCAATATTCATAAGTTACTGGCAGCTAATTTGCCTCATAAGATTATGATCGGTCGTGTCGCAACGTATGACATTGAAGACCAGAAGTGGAAAAAGTGGGTAGAAGAGACATTCCCATCCGCCCCCGCAGTCGTTATGGTACGCGGAGACTGGTGTACTCACGCCGATTTTCCATTATGGGCAAATCCTACCGGCGCGTGTAAACGTACCTGGGAAGTCTCTATTTGCTGTGATGGCAGGGTGGCACTATGTTGTATGGATGGCCTCTGTGAATATCCACTTGGTGACGTTAAAACCCAGCATGTTTTGGACGTATTTAATTCTCCCACAGCGAAGACAATGCGTAATATGACGCATCGACTATGGAAACCATGTTCTACCTGTACCTTTATGTGAGGAGATAGCATGTTTGACAGTATATGGACGTTTATTCAAAGCAACTCCTTCTTTAGTGGTGGTGCTGTACTAGCTGTACTCGGTGGTATACTCGTATACGCTAGGAGCATTCCAGGGTATCTCTGGACGTGGTCTAAAAATCGTTTAGTTACTGAAATTGACGTACCGGACAGGGACGAAGCTTTCAAGTGGATGGATATTTGGTTGTCTCAGCATCCATACAAAAAACGTTGTCGTTGGTGGACAGTCCATACAAGACGCCAGCGTGATTTCGATGACGGGATCCAACAAGGTTATCGCGAGCGGAAAATTCCAAAGATCATCCTATCACCCGCCCCTGGGGTACACTTTTTATTCTACAAAAGTAAGTTAATGATTTTGTACCGTGAACGTAAGGATACACAAGGTAAGGGAGACACCGCCGCATTAGGTTTCCGCGAGACATTCACTATTAAACTGTTCAGCCGGAACAAACAGGTTGTCTACGACTTGTTGGAGGAAGCCCGTTGTGCCGCTAATCCGTTAGACGACGAGCGTCTACGAATTCTTCGACCCGATTACAATGAGTGGAGCGAAGTGACAAAGCGTTTATTACGCCCATTAAAATCCGTCATACTTGAAGGTGATTTGAGTGGTAGACTTTTAACTGACGTTCGGACCTTCCTTGAGTCAGAGGAATGGTATAACTCAATTGGGATCCCCTACAGGCGTGGGTATCTATTGTCTGGCCCTCCTGGTAATGGGAAGAGTTCGCTGGTTACTGCAATTGCGTCCGAATTGCGTTTGGATATTTGCACCTTAAATCTTAGTAACCACGGTCTTAATGACGAAAAACTAACTGAATTAATGGCGAATGTACCCATAAACAGTTTAGTTTTAATCGAGGATATTGATTGTGTTTTTCATGCACGTAAGAAGGTTGACGATTTGGAGTCTGTAACCTTTTCGGGATTGTTGAACGCTATTGATGGTGTTATGTCGAGTGAAGGTCGGTTACTGTTTTGTACAACCAACCACAAAGAAGTCCTGGATCCGGCTCTAACTCGCCCAGGTCGTATAGATGTGGATATTGTGATTGACAATGCCACCCGTGTACAAGCCTCTCAATTATTCATTCGATTTTTTCCAGACATGGCTGATCTTGCAGAGGGCTTTGGCGAGAAGATAATGCATGCGCCCGTTTCAATGGCACACTTGCAAGGACACCTTTTGAAATATCGAAACGACCCACTTACAGCCCTTGCCACTCCGATTAGTGAAGCCTAATTGGTATGAAATTTGCACTACAGGATCAATATGAAACACATCTTAGTTATTCTCGCATTACTGATCGCTAACGTTGCTTTTTCGCAGCAACCTGAGTCTCTAAAGAAACATGTTGAGTTTCTCGCATCCCCAGAACTAAAGGGCCGGAAGGCCGGTTCTGAGGGATGTAACAAGGCTGCGGATTACATAAGTCAGCAGTTAAAACAGATGGGATACACGCCTGAATTTCAGGATTTTACGATGGGGAGGTCTAAGACAAAAAATGTTCTAGCCGCCAGAGTCGGACCCCTAGATTCAGTGATCGTTGTCGGGGCACATTATGACGCTGTGGGTCCGATTCGTAACTCGTTCTGTCCCGGTGCCGATGATAATGCCTCTGGAGTTGCGGCAGTTTTGGAACTCGCCAAGATGCTAAAAACAAGTCGCCGTACTATCCTATTTCTCTTCTTCTCGGGGGAAGAGGACGGACTGATCGGATCCGCATACTATGTAAAGCACCCTAAATATCCGAACAATAAGACAGTGTTCATGCTCAACCTCGACATGATCGGGTATCTGAAGGCCAATCCGCAGGCCAGCATCCCTGATGTCCATAAACTCTTGAAGGCTCTTTATATCGAATACCCATTCGCACCGGGTATAGTTATTTTAGGGGGTACCGATAGCGACCAGGAATCGTTTGCGAACATTGGCATACCAGTTGCATTCCTTCATACTGGCTTGCATCCATACTACCACAAGGTGGGGGATACTTCGGATAAGTTGAATTACGCGGGGATGGAACAAATTGTTAAATTCTCATATGATTTAATAAAAGCACTTGAAAATCACGATCTACCAGACTATAATATAACAGGGAGAAAAATCTATGGCAAGCGTTAAATACTATGGTCTCGAACGAGAATTCGAGCAAAACTGGGTTAAGTGTGGTCTTGTTGGCGTCACAACCGGACAGACTTATAGCGAAGTGCGGGCAGCACTGGACTTATTGGAGGGTTTCCGAGTGGTCCCCGTCGAACAACCTGCGGATTGGGCCGGTGTTTTTAACTCCGGGCGTATCATGGAACTCACAACACTTTGCACAGCGATCAGAATCCTGTGTACCAAGGAAGTATGAAAGACGACCGGAAGAATAAAGATTTCCTCGAATACATTTGCTGCCCGACAGCTATGAACATGTCGTTAGAGGCCGTTATACTCTGGATTCAACAGAATTTGTATCCAGAGGATGTTTTTAGTGCTGAATCTCTTAGGGATTGGGCCGGGGACTTCGACGACTAATATGCATCAAGTAATTTGTACCGACGCTCTGAAGTTACTCTCGACGATTGATTATGTCCGCATGATAATGGCGGATCCTCCGGACAACATTGGCTTAAAATATGCCACATACAAGGATAAAAAAGCCACAAAGGATTACCGAGATTGGCTGGCTCAGGTTATTGAATTAGCAACGGCTAAGTGTGATATATTCTGGCTGTCTTATAATGCGAAATGGACATTTGCCGTCGGTCGAATAGTGTCTGAACTAATGGATAAGTACCAGGGTCTGCAAGCTAAACCCTGTGTGCAAGTCTTCACATTTGGGCAGCATAATCAGCATGACCTGGGAAATAACCACAGACCACTAGTACGTATTACACAGGAGAATACTGTACTATACCCAGACGCAATACGAGTACCGGCTTGGAGACAGGAACATGGTGACTCTCGCGCAGATCCACGAGGGCGCGTCCCCAGCGATGTTTTCGATGTCCCGAGGGTAACTGGTAATTCCAAGGAACGCCGTAGTTGGCACCCAACTCAATTGGGTGAACGGTTAGTTGAGAGGTGTGTTAAGTTAAGTTGTCAACCGTATGATACGGTGGTTGACCCGTTTGCAGGGACAGGAACCACACTACGAGTTTGTAAGCGATTGGGTGTATCCTGTACGACCAGCGATATCGACCCTGAATACTGTAAGAAGATTGCCGAGGAAAACAATCTACAACCGGCGATTACCAATTTCTGGCCAAATGGTCGGTGGTATGCTGGAAATGGCACGGGACTTGCACATGGAGTATAAGCATGCAAAACTCTAACTACTACATGTATGGAAACTCACACTGTTGGCACTGTGGTTTGGTTTATGCCGACGAACAGCTAAAAGGTATTCTACAGTCAGAGTGTCCGCGATGCGGATGCTTGACAGCTAGATTCACACCAGTCACTGACGATTTAGAATCAATAATGGGGCCATGTAATGAGATGGACTGAACTCGTGAAGAACGGTTGTCCAGATTGTGGTAGTTCATATTCACAACTTTGTATGAATCAGATAATCGTTTGCTCTACTTGTGGTTGGGCGATACTAGAAGAAGAGGTCGAAGGGTGGATTTCTGGTGTAGAAGAATACCGTGTATGTAATTATCGTGGTGCTTTTGTCGCCCCTGAGACTTGTGATTTAGATAGTATGGAATGCTCTAATTGTGGAAATATGACTTGCGAGGAGATAGTATGAGTAATGTACTAGATTTTACTGGAAATCCAATTGAAGCTGGCGACGTTATTGCCTACCCGGTACGACGTGGTAGTGACATGTGGTTACGTACCTTGCGTGTCTCGCATATTGAAACTATCAGATCGACCGTGCCCATCTACCATATCTGTGGATCAAATGATACGGGTAGGACTGTGAAATTGGAAAATGCAGATCGCTGTATAGTCATTAATAAGGCCGTCAAACTTGGATAAGCAGGTGAGTGAATTATACTGGGACGCGGGCGAAAGCGACCAAAGTTTTTTCGACCGGGTGGATTCATTTGGTGGATGGCCACTCGGTTTTAGCTACGTAGCCGCTTTTCATTGTTGTAACCAACATCGACCAGTAGAATTTTGTAATCAAAGACGACAGACCGAGTGGTGGACGTCCATCTATTCTGCGGACGATTATTACTGGTTTAGGATGTCAGAGACGTTCAAGCAAAATGTTAAAAGTAGTTACATAGATCAGTTTAAGAGGAAAATACAACGTCTGTGAATGACCATGATCCAGTTTGGGGCACTACCGCTGGCCGCGATATCATACTCTATGTATTGAGGGACCTGCGGCGGCAAATTGCTAATTATATTGGTAGTAAGCCTAGATACATCTTGGACGTGGCAAAGGAATCCGATTGTGATTATCGACCTATTACTCTCAGTATCCGTGAACTACGACTCTTGAGATACGCTCTTAGTGTCGCACTGGGTGAAGAACGAATTTAACGCCAAAGCAATATTATCAAATAGACACATATATTGGAGATAACAAATGCCTCAGTATGATTTTACTTGTCAGAAATGCGAATACACGTGGACCGACCTTCAACGTTTTGATGATCCACCACCTAAGTGCCCAGAATGTAAGTCCAAAGACACCATGCGGCACTTCCCATGCCCGGCTGTACATATCTTCTATTCTCCCTGTCATCCAAGGCATAAACGTGGTATGGTAGGACAGAAGCCACCAAAACTGACACCACAATTTCGGGAGAAGACCCTTGCGAAGCGAAAAACTAGAATTCAAGCCGACGACACGATTCAACCCCGAAAATCTAAGTCGCGCAAATCAAAAGATTTGGATTAGTTCGTGCGGCAAGTATCGTATTAGGTGGCGAAATCAATACAAGCGTGTTGATATGTTGCCACGTTACTACGCCCTAAAACTCAGCAAGACATCAGACGACCGATATTATTGGGATTTTGCTCTGGAACGCCGACCATACAAAACGTATAAAAAAGCATACCAAGCCTGTTGTAAATCAGCAGGTATCGTGCTAGTGGAAAAACCACAGCGTAAACGTATATGTCGTGGGCGAGAAATTTGGGAGGATATTCCAGCAAGTTTAGTGGCTCCAGCCAATATTCCGAGAAAGAAGAAGGTTGTGGCACCAAAATTGCAGGATCTACCAGTGCAGAAACGACGCGGACGACCCAAGGGATCTAAAAACAAGGTAAAATAATGTATTCAAAAGAACAGATTGCGGCGGCCCTGGATTACACGATCATTAAGCCAACAACAAGCCAGTTTGATGTTGTAGAGGCGTGTAAATTGGCAGAACAGGAGAAGTTCGCGTCCGTCTGTGTTAGGCCGTGTGACGTTAAGTTGGCTGCTAACTTTAATGCACCCATCTCTACAGTTATTGGTTTTCCACATGGGAGCAATACTCCAGAGATTAAACGCTTGGAGGCTCAACAAGCGATCAAGGATGGTGCCAGTGAATTAGACATAGTTATGAATTATTCGCGTTTTGCTGATAATTATCAGAACTATGTTGAAAATGAATTGCAGCATATTCTCGGGAATCGGCCCTTGAAGGCGGTGATTAAAATAATTTTAGAAGTCTGCTACTTAACCCACGAACAAATTACCGCTGCGTGCCAACTAATTCAACGATTCCCTTGTGTGTCGTATGTGAAGACATCAACAGGATTTGGACCATCTGGTGCCAAGGTCGAATCGATTGAAGCCATGAAGCGCGGCATTGAGGGGTCGGCACTACAGATTAAGGCTAGTGGATCCATACGCACTTATGAAGACGTTGCAAAGTATCTTGATCTTGGTTGTACTCGAATCGGTTGCTCAAAGTGGAGTGAAATATGCAGTTAAATGAACCCATGCGTCTAAGGCAATGTCGCTACGGACCAATGCTCTATCTGTCCACTGACCAATATATCGGTCAGGCCCTGGATAAATATGGTGAATTCTCCGAGGGGGAGGTCCATCTGTTTAGACAGATTGTTAAGGAAAACTGGACAGTATTAGATGTAGGTGCGAATCACGGGGCTCACACAGTTGCCCTGGCAAAGTTGGTGAGTCAGTGGGGGCATGTCCATGCATTTGAACCACAACGAATTCTGTTCCAAATTGCTTGTGCAAACGTGGCACTAAATGCGTTACCCAATGTCTATATGCACAACGTCGCCGTCGGTAGTGCTCCTGGCGTGTTGCATGTTCCACGTGTCGAGTATACACGTGCCAGTAACTTTGGAGCAGTAGAACTCGGGGATTCTGGCGAACCAGTGCCAGTGATTACTCTAGATTCACTAAATCTAGAGTCCTGCCATTTTATTAAGGCAGACGCAGAGGGTATGGAAGGTGAGATTGTTGCTGGTGCAGGAACATTAATATCACGGTTTAAACCAATCTGGTACGTTGAGAATGACCGGGAGGACAAGTCCCCGAGTTTAATCCAGCAGATGTGGGATCTAGATTATGAACTGTTCTACCATTTACCGTACTACTTTAATGGATATAACTACAGCGGACAAACTGAGAATATCTATGGCGGGACAATCTCGGTAAATATGCTGTGTGTCCCACGGACCAGTACATGCAGTTATAATATGCGGACATTAACAATTCCGGAAGGATGCTTCCCTATTACTAGCATCGCGGACACTTGGAAAACTGTGTATGAATCGTCTAAGAAATAACCTATGCTATCTTAGTGGTGCGATGGAGTTTATGCCAGACTTTGGCGCAGACTGGCGTAAAAAGTTCAGGTCGGACTTATCTGATTTGGGCTTGGTATTCCTGGATCCTACAGATAAGCCGATTGATGCAATAGACGAGCCCACACTATTGCAAAAGATCAAAGTCGCCCGCGAACTTGAAGACTATGAGACAATCGCAAGCGGGCGTGTCGTCCGTCATATCGATCTGAGAATGTGTGATATGGCGGGGATTGTGATTGTCAACCTTGATCTGGAGACACCAACCTGTGGTACTTGGGAGGAAATATATGATTCCAATCGGTCAAAGAAACCCATATTAGTACGTTGTGTCCAGGGTAAGAAGTATGCCCCAGCGTGGTTATTCTGGACGCTGCCACACCAGCATATTTTTTCGACCTGGGAGGAGATTTATACCTACCTCCGAAATGTTGATTCCGGCGTGGATAATGAATCGTATGGTCGGTGGTTATTTTTTGACCTGACAGGGGAAAAAGTTCGATGAACGTAGACCAGATATTAGCCGATGCAAAGGCAATACTTATATGTAACTCGTCCAGACATACAAGTATGGAGCAAGGTGATTTATCACCCGTCATTGAGGCCAATGACTGGTGGCTCTATTGGGGGGATAAGTCATACCACCTTGGTAATATGACTGAACAGGAAGCAAGAAATTCCGCCGCATTGAAAATTTCTACTTGACAAGCCTAGATTCCATGCTATTATAGTAGTATGAGAACACTCAAGCGACGACCAGCCAGCGGTTTTGTCCAATATCCAAAGGACTTCGTTAAACGAATTGTCGATGGATCTGCAAGATTTCGCACAAAATGCGATATGCTTGTTGGACCATGTGCTTGTGGCGTTGTACACCAGGAGGGTGATGCCTGGGTCAAGGAGGCCCTGTCTGATTATGCCGCTGAATTCGAGCAATTAACTCTCGCACCCGATGATACCGGTGTCATCCATATGCCTAGGTACTGGTCCCCTCCTAGGGGGCATTCTGATTGTACTGTCCTTTTGGGTCTGTGCCCTTGTGGTAAGCACCACACTGGGAACGAACCCTGGATTAGAGGGTTGGTATCCCGGCATGCAGCCAAGCTTGTTGGTTGTATTGATATACCAGACTCAGTCGAGGACTCAATTGACGACCCCGAACCCGTGCTAGACGGCTCTGGTGGGGCCTCATCTGGTTGTGATTGCCCCGCGTGTCGTAGACGCCGCGCTCGAAGTCTGGAACTTGGACGCAGTGAAATTTAATGAGACTCAAAGAACTTTTTAATTCCTGCCCGCAAGAGGCACATAGTTTTTGCACCCGCTTAATAGGAATGACAAAAGTGTTCACAGTACTCGAACTAAACAACGGAGAACTCTACGTTGAAACTGAAGACTTGGATGACGAAGGTGTGACCACCGTAGAAATGCTCCACAGTGATGATAGAAAATCTTTTCAGTTAATTTCTCGGTCGCGCTCGGGGGACCTGTATAATGAAATGCGCCCCTATGCTCGTGACACTAAGTACCCTCTTTTTAGTATGGTTGATTTAAATGCCTAGCTTTGAACGAGCTTATCCGATGCCCCCTGGATCACATGTGAGTCGTGTTGCAGACGATACATGTAATATACAACAGATCAGACCCAATCATGTGGTAGCGACTATCTCGCATGTTGATGGTTTCGATGGCGTCAGAATTCGCCTGCCTGACGGTGAAAGCTTCTGTCTAGACGTACATTATACGGATTTAGTGGCAATTGACGCTGAAATTACTCATCGTCTTAATGGACCATATATGGTTCCTATTTCGATGAATCCACGTTATACTATTGGATACGATCAGACACTTTCGGAGCAACATCCAATCGATACCGCAAGGACGGCACAGTATTCCAGTATGATTCGTGGAGTAATGGAATCGGGATTCTTTCGGAACCTCAATATGCAGTGGGCTGCCCCCGAGAGAACTACACCGAGTAGCCCGCCTGAAAGCCGGCAAACTCGCAGAGGATCGACAATTCGACGGACGCCGCATAGAAATTATCTGACGTTGATGCCACATTCAAGTTACAAAGAAACAGCGGCGTGTCTTGCCGACTCGGATCTTAAACTTATGCGTGTTGTTGTACTCCGTGTCCTTCGGGCTTTGGAGGGCGGGTCAGCCTATAATAATGCGGCAGTACAACTTTGGGTTAATCACAAGCAATCTCTTGTTCGGTATGGTATTGCCATTGCCATTGAACTACGATCACGCGGTTTTAAGGACACGTCACTGGAAAAATTACGCGACCACTATGAGCCGGGTGACCATGTAAAACCACATTGGGTTGCCTGGGAGCGTCTGCGTGACTCGCATCGTGCCTACTTAACCCTCAGAGACGAGCGTAGGATCGCTACACAGCGTATTAACCATGCTGGATGGGCATCGAGAATTGAGTTTTGCGCCCGCGTGGGTATGCAAGCAAAACGATGCTGGATACTTGAAGACATCCAGGAGATCAGACACTCCACACCCAATTCACCATCCCGGCCCAATTTCTACACACAGCATTGGGTTATCACCCCTGCCGAACACTTTATCTACCCGGAAGAGGCTACATGCTAAATATAAAAGCACTAATCGATCTCGTCAATGGGCTACGCGGACTAGTCACGGAGCCGGTACGAAGTGAAATAGCACATCGCATGGCAGCTATGGTTGCCGTTGCCCTGCATGACTCGGAAAACTATAAATCCTGGCTTATAAAAGACAAGTTTCAATTTTTTAGGGCTTGTGATATTGTTAATTTGGAGAGATGGGTTCCAGATACGCTCCAGATTGAACCAACAAAATTGTCAGAATTTTGTAGCAGATGGATGTCGTGTAACTTATTTCGATTGCGTAATGACCCCTCTTCCGAGTGGCGTCCTATTACACCCGAGCAAAATTCACTCCGGGTTACAATGGTGGAGGAATTACAAACACTGGCACTTGACAACTCTAAGAAATAGTGTATAGTTATGGTATATGACGATACCCAATCGACTAACTCAGATATTGAACGGGCTCTCTGCACCGGCGGTTTACAGCTTAGTGGTCGCACTGGGGCGAGAGAACGTATACGTTCACTGGAAGGGTCAACGGATCTTTTTGAGGGATTTGGTTCGCAAGGAGGACGTGGCTTGGAGGATGGCGAGGGACACAGACATGATCTTATTCTGGGGTGGTCCCCCAACGAAAAGAATGTGTTACTGGGGGAATCTACATACATTAGCCGTAGATCATGTACGAACTTATTTATGCCATCGAACGATCGTCGAGCTATACCGTGCGATGGGGGTGACACCATGAGTATTTACAAAAAATTAGAGCAGAAGATGCATAATCTCTCTGCAAGCCGGGCTGCAAATTACCTGAATTATAGCTTTGACGCTGGGTTTGAGGAGTTGGAGATGAATGGACTCGTGTCGTCCCCAATCCAATTAATGAGCGATCTACCTGGGTTGCACCCCGTGCCGGCACGCGAGGTTGCACCCATATCTTTTTGGGGCGGACCACCGGGAAAACAACGCTGGTATGACGGCAGTCTTTTAACGGTGTTGATAGACCACATTCTACGGGCGTCAGAGAACGGCAATAAAAGTTTACTTGAGCGATTTTTGACACTATACACATGAGAAAAAAGAATCCACTCGCACAAGCAGAATCTTTGTTGGGGCATTTTGAACCGGTGAATGTGGACTGTGCTTACACTTTAACGTATGCTCTAGGGCACCACGACACTGAATTTTTGTTGCTCAGTCCGAATGCTATAACAACTGCTAGGCAGATATATAACGGTTCGGCATATAGTAAATTGGCGAAAAAAATACCAATCAAATTTTACGGTGGACCCCTGGGTGGCGGTAAATGGTATACTGGCACCTTGCATACATTTTTGATTGACTGCATCGCGGCTAAGATCCAAATGGAGGGCTTTGAAAAAACCCGCCAGATACTGAGGATGAAGAGTTGTCCATTCTAGATCAACTGCATGAGTATCATCTCGGTTTAACTGTTGAACAGTTTACTAGAAATATGCATGTAATGGGTGCCAGTACAGAACCACTAGTCATACCTGCATTCAGACACTGTGTTGTGTGGGAGTTAGATTCCACATCATTCGCATTGGCCAGGGCGATACGCATCCCATGCACTTTTTATGGCGGACCACCACAATCGCATGGTATGTTTACAGGTACACTACTAACAATGTTCCTGGATAGATTGTTGACCGCGATTAAGTTCCATAACTTTGATGCAATCGATAGATTTCTTCCGAAGACACAGTATGGCATTTGACACTCACTTGTTGGCTGAACTCTCTGACATCAGTGCCTATGAGGCATTCGACCTACTCTGTACAGAATTTTCATTGGGAGGGTCGTGCATTAGTTTTATTCGCACAAGAAATCGTGCGGAAGTACGAACGTTTCTTACTGCTAATTACCTGCAAGGAGTATCGGCCTCTGACGTCGGCCCCATTGAATTTTGGGGTGGACCACCACAGAAAAAGAGTTACTATTCCGGGACACTACTAACATATCTTTTTGACGCAATCCTACACAGCCACGCTCTCAATGGAAACTACGCAGAACTCATTCAAAATGAAGCGGATTAATTTTACACTACTGAATAATAGATTCAAGAACCTAAACGCCCTGGACGCATTGGAATTGATTTGTTGGACATTCCAAGGGAGTGAAGCGTGGATAACATACAAAGGTGCCAGGACTAAGGTACTTGACCTGTATGACGACATTACAATCCCCACATTTCTGGCCTCGGAGGTGAGTATACAATTTTATGGCGGACCACCCACGGTAAAACGATGGTGGCAGGGCACCCTATTGACGCTGTTAATGGACCGCTTTCTCTATTCGTATTCAATTAAAGACTTCAAAAAAATTCACATCGCTTTAAAAGTGCCAGCATGAGATCCATTTCCGAATATGAGCGTACTTTTAGTCATATTTCAGTTGGTTTGGCATTAGATTTGCTCAATGATCTACAGGTATCCGATGATCGCATATTGGCCTATCACCCCGGAGAAGAGAAAATTACGATTACAACGGCACCAGAGTATTGCGCTAAAATTAATCCGGCATATCTCGCATCTAGTGTTGGACCCATTCAATTCCTTGGGGGACCACCAGGAAGAGAAAATTGGACCGACGGAACTTTATTAACATTTGTTATGGACAAGGTCATGTACAGAGACGCAATGAGGGCGGCGAGTTAAGATGGGACACACATACCGACGTAACGACGACTATAGTTATAAACAGGACCATCGTGTACGGGACGAAAAGAAGTTGAAAAAACTAAACAAAAAGTTGCAAAAACTCACCAATCGGAAGCAACTCTTGGTGGCACCAGTCATTCAAGAGGGTACGGAATTAGTTTAACACGGAGAAAATATGCGAGAGTATGTAATGACAGTTGAAACCCGCGAAGGGGACGTATTCAAGGGAATTTATTCACATACGCCCACCCTGGATCAGGTACTTGTTGGTATAAGGTCCGGCGATAATCCGTCCAGTATTGAAAGGCTGGTCACAGTTGTGACTTCCGCAAAGTATTGGCCGAGCACGGTTATTGTGCGATATGTTGAAGTGGTGCGGAGTGGGGCGTCAATCATCGGTAAGATCATCTTTAACGTACAGCGAGGAAGTTAATGGGACTCTTTTTCAAGGATTATACCTGCCCAAAGTGTGGAAAAGTATCCAGGGTAGTGAAATGGATTACACCAACCTGTCCATACTGTATGCCAGTTGTTATACCAAACTATGACATTATTGGACGTGTGACTCCAGTCGGACTTAATGCGACACAAGTAGGTCTATACAGGGCTGGCTTGTCTTTCACCGGTGCCCACGTCTGCGAGTCAGAACAGCATCCTGATTTAATGAGGATGGCTACACGACATGCCAAATATCAAGCTGACCACCGGCAACAGGGTCATCAACTTTTTGACTCGCGTGTAGCAGAGTTACGTAAGACGGTGAATACACAGTCATTTGCTGAAATCGCCGCTGAATCGTGGGAACGTCAGAAGGACGCTACACCACTTGCTTTGGGTGTAGAGATGTTCGCATGCTGGGCGGCTAGTCCAGGGCATTGGGGTGTTGCCAGCAAAAAGCATAAGTATTTTGGATGTGACATGGCACTTGGAAGTAATAATATTTGGTACGCTTGTATTATCACAGGAGATTAGCATGAGCAGATCTATCAACATCGAATGGAAACGGGCTGCACGACGAATTGACGCCCCTGACGTCAAGAAATGGTACAAGAAATTCATTAAGCGCCGAAACCGCCGCAAAGCCAAACAAGATCCAGATTCACGCGATAAACCATTAGACCCTTGGAGTATTGATTAAGATGGAAACGATTGAAAGTCTGGCGTCAATTTTATTGGATGCCGCATTAACTGAGAATGGGATTGCGTATGTGCATGAACACGTAGACGCATGGGATCTTGATGCCCTCAAATATTCGATGGGATTGTATACTATCTGCTATAAGAGTGACGGGGATAAATGTATATGTACTCCAATCTCACCCACCTCTCCAGAGACCTTGACTAGACTATTACGTATGATTAGTCAGCAAGTTACATTGGTCAAGAATCGAGGATACAAAGACGTCAAGGTCATGGTGGAGGTTGAGCGGGATGACGGGGGTATGGTCTTGATTCTTCGGGTAGCATCGACTAGCACCACTGGGGCAGAACAACTTGGTTCTTTAGGTCGAGAGCTAGAGACTGAATTACTGTACCAGAAGACAAAGAAATTTGGCGGTAATACCGAGGAGTTTGATAAGAAAAATACGAAAAACGACTGGGTGGCGTATATATCTGCCTATGCTGGTAGGGCGGCGGCGAATGTTGCCCGGAATGAACGTGAAGGTTGTGAGTTTCGTGCAAGCATGTTGAAGGTTGCTGCTTTGGCAATCTCGGCAATTAGGTCCTATGATAAGGGGTATTGTTAGTGGAAAATTTAAAGAATGAACTCTGTGCGGCATTGGCTGCCAAACTTGAGAAGGTTGGAATTAGATCGACAATCGAGCCATTTCCATATAATCCATTACTTGATATGGCGTATACCCGATCGTTTGACACGCGTCCCGCAACTATTAGTTGTATGCGCGACGCTGGGTTTAATGATCTAGTCAAAGATGTCCAGTACGTTGAATGGAATGATGTAAAATCTGCGGTAACATTGACGGGGAGGTTTTAACAATTTCACTTACAACTGGTCTACCACACATCCACCGAATCTCAAAAACGATGCGTGGTGAGATTGAGTGGCAAATGGATCATCAGGCAGTAACACCAGAATGTAAAGCAACATCTATCGAAGATTGGCACAAACTTATTAAAGACCAACTAGAAGGCACCCCCACCGAGAATGACTATGCCTATCGTTGTAGTCTTGTAAAGGTTGCAGCGTATGTGATTTCAGCCCTAAACTCCTATGATAAGGGGTATTGTTAATGGCACCTTGGTATATTATTGCTTGGCGTTTAATTTGGTATCTTCCACTTTGTCTTTCTGGTTTTCTATTCTGTTGCGTGGTTGGAGTCATGTACGGACCTCAAGCAGGATTGGATGAATACGATGATCTGTACACGATGTGATGGCACCGGTTTTCTAAATCTACATCAAGTAGATATGAATACTCTCGACCGTTTTTATGCCGAGTATGATTTTAGAATTATATTTGACTGGATGAAGGACAATCTTAGCGACGTGCAACTTTGTGATTGTTGCGGGGACGGCGAGGGGTGGTATTATATGCCGGGGCTACATCATATAAGTGAGATACCAGATTGTATTTAGCCTTATTACTACTGTGTGTCGTCCGAGTAGAATCCATTGA